CGTGAGTATGTGCTATTTAGAGATAATCATACTTGCCAACATTGTAAGGGTAAGAGTAAAGATAAAGTTTTGAATGTGCATCACATAGAGAGCAGAAAGACTGGAGGTGATAGCCCAAAAAACTTGATTACTCTTTGCGAAACTTGCCATAAGGCATATCATAGAGGTGAGTTTGAATTAAATGTAAAACGTGGGAAGTCATTTAGAGATGCTGTCTTTATGGGGATTATGCGATGGAAATTGTATGATAGGCTAAAGAATATCTATCCTAATGTAAGTATGACTTTTGGTTATATCACGAAGAATACCCGTATCACTAACAATCTTCCTAAAGATCATTATGTTGATGCAAGGTGTATCAGTGGTAATCCTACTGCTAAACCTCTTGGATATTATTTCTATCAGAAGAAAGTAAGATGCCAAAACAGACAAATACACAAAGCTAATTTCTTGAAAGGTGGCAGAAAGAAACTCAATCAAGCACCATTCTTGGTAAAAGGCTTTAGGTTGTTTGACCTGGTTGAATACCAAAAAGAGTTGTATTACATCTTTGGAAGAAGAAGTAGTGGTTCCTTTGATATTAGGAAATTGGACGGAACTAAAGTGAATAAAGGTTCTATCAATTGCAAGTATTTGCGGTTGATAGCTACAAGAAAAAGTATATTAACTGAAAAGAGAATGCAAGTAAATTTATGAAGATTAATTTGTTTGTAAACGGAAATTTGGTGTGCGACCGAAGCAAAGCGAGGGAGCACAGAGGGGCTTTAGCCCGACAGAGGGGCTTTAGCCCGACAGAGGGGCTTTATGAGATAATAGCCTTAGATGGTAGTGATATACCAGAAGAGTTTGATTTGTCACAAGCTGTCATTATTGATGGTGATGTACGTGTGACGGGTAGTTTGACAATGGGCGGCAATATCGTCTGCAATAAATATGTGGAGGTATAGTCTATGGGTCACTCTAACGGTAAAATCACCGCACCTGTCGGATTGGATAGTGATGTATATCCTACCCTAGGTATTGGTCCTACTAGTGATGGTTATGATTTAGGGTATGCGTGTGCAAATACGCATGGGAGAATAAACAGATATTCATATATAAAACCAATTGATAGATCTGATTTAGGTGTTGTGCAGTTTAACGATTCTACATATACTGCATTTACAAAAATGATAATATATACAATAGGAAATACTGTTCCATCTAGCACTATTGCAGAGTATAAATCTCCTAAAAGTGTATATCGTATTGCTGATTTTGATGGGTATAATCATGTAGAATATCCTGTTAAACTTAATATAAACATTCTCCCGTCAAATATATTAGATTATGATACGTATAGTCAAACTGTAAAACTTGATTTAAATGGAAGTTCTAGAAATCTTTTATCATTACTTATAAATGACACTGTTTCTAGCTCAATAAAATCATGGAGGTGCGCTATTTTAATTATTGCAGAGAAGAATGGTAGTAGAAGATTTTTCCTGGGAGAAAAAGGTACTTCTGATAGCCTAAGATTAGGTTTTTCTCCAAACAATTCAAACATTTATTCTGCTTTTAAAAGTATGGATATAGGCACTTGGTCTTGTACCATAATGGCTGTAGCTGTACATGGAAGTCACCCTGACAGTAATAATGAAGCACATGAGATTTCATCATCTACAGGATATAAATTTCCTATTATTCCAGAGTGCTTTGGATATAAGACAAAAATAACAGGCGTGAAAATAACTACCCCTAAAAAGAGATTTTTCTATAAAGTTATTTTTATAGATAATTCAGGTAGGGGAACATACATACCTTATGACATACGTGTGCAAATGGTTGTACAAGATAATAATAATAAAACTTTATTTAATCCTGGTATTAAAACATGGGGTGATATAGAACGTGATTCTATTTCTGTTTCTGGGAGAGAATACATTTACGAAGAAAATTATACAATAGATGATGGAAGTGGTAAATTAACAGGGTTAAAATGTTTTATGACAATACCTGATTATGAAGAAGAACCTGGTATTTGGGAAACTCCAGATTTAAGTGGAAGTAATTATTCTAGATACATATATAATCAAGGTTTACATACCACAGAATTGGAATGGGATTTATCTAGTAAAGAAGTTAATGAATTTAGAGTTTCTTTATCATATAGGGATTCTTCCCAATAACACAATTGGTATGTATATAAATACCTAAAATAAGCCAGAAAGTTACACGAACTTTCTGGCTATTTTGTAACCTGAAAACAATATGAAACCGATACCTATGTATCCAAGATTGATTAGTATTTTTTGCCATTTAGACAATTCCTTTTCTACCTTTACTTCTACAATTTTCTCCACGGTTATTATCGAATCTTTCGTCACTACCGTTTCTTTTTCCAAGGATGAGATGCTGTCTTGTAGAAAGTCTTTCTTGTTTTTCAAACTATGAAAAAGCCTGCCATCCGACATTATTTTAGCGTCTGATACGGCTAATGATGTTTCCAAGTGTGAACTATCTTCAAATGTTGTATGTTGTATGTGTTCTGTTGGAAGAGTTATTATTTTTGATTGCCATACTACTCTTTCCGTTACTGTCGTGTTGTGGTCTACTATGGTTGTATTTGTCGAAGATGGAAGTAGCTTGCGTGAACAAGAACACGACAGTAACAAAAAAAATAGCAATATAGAAAATGGCTTATTCATCTACTAGATTTGTTGCGATAAGCGAGATAAATTCCTCCTTCGGTATTTCCAATGCTTCGGGAGAGTTCCATTTCACTTTAATTGCACCGTCAGTACCAATGAGTTCAATGATTTTAGCGAATCCTTCAAAAGCGAATTTTCTAGGCCTCATATCACATTCCTCTTTCATTTTCTCTTGGTATGCTTCGGAGTATGCCTTATTCAATTCTTCTGTTTCCTTGTTGAAATCTGCTTCTATCTTTCTGATTTCATCCGCTTCTTTCTTTTCCTCTTTTGTCGCATCTTCCTTACCGTCAATCTCTTTCATGTGATTGATTTTTTGTGCGCGCTCGTCATATCCTTCCTTCTTTATTTCTTTAAGAACCTGTTGCATATCATCATCGAATGCTTTTGCAGCTTTGTCGTAAGCGACACGCATAAGCATGATTTTTGCTTTCAGTTCTGATGGAAGTTCCTTTCCTTCTAGTGATAAGGGGATATTCAAGAGAGTTAATCTCTTTAAAAACATTTCTTGGTTTGTCATTTCTTCTTGCTGTTTAAATTGAAACTGATGAGATGCCTTTCGTGTTGATGTATTTTGTAACATCGGTTACGAAAGAGTTGATGATAGTAATGATAGCAATTTGTGCTTCCAAGTCGGGATGATCGTTGTAGTTGATTGCGATACCACCGTTCTGATTGAAATAGAATGTAGCGAGTTGGTTCTCTGATTCCAATGACTTCACCTCTCCGCCATCAAATGAATCAATGGTTTTACCGTTTGATACGTTTACATTCGCATTCACCTTGTATTGTTTTTCCACATTAGCTTCATTGCTGAATGTTACGCTGGCTGAATTTACGCCAACGAGTGTTACTTTGTTTTCTTCTATAGCCATAGTTAAAAAATTATTTTATTGCAAAGATAACATAATCGTTTTTATCTACCATTTTAAATATGTTAAAAAATACTAATGGATTTTTGTTTATTGTGAATCATGTTGTTATGTTTATTTTTGTTATTTTTGCCTTTATTAAAAAAAAGAATAACTATGGCTGATGTTGATTTAGGAGCATTAAAGTTTAAGATTGGGCTAGATGATTCCGGTCTTGACAAACAGATAAAGGATATACAGAAGAAGTTGCAGGACACTTTTAACCAGGAAATGTCCTTCAAGCCTATGTTGACCGATATAGGCAAAATGAATGACGAACTTAGCGAGGTTGTAGATAAGATAAACAAAGCGAATGAAAACGCATCCAAGGTAGGAAAAGGAAAGTCGAACAAGAAAATGGATATACTTGTTCAGATGGAAGAGTTGTCAAACAAGATTGTCGAAGCGACAAGGGAGTATGACAAGCTGGAAAAGACTTACCGTAACCTAGGCAATGCAGGCGGAGATAAGGGGATGGCTACAAGAAAAGCCAATCTTGAAAGTCAGAAGAAAGCGATAGATGATCTTGTGGCTGAATTGAACAGATTGAAAACGGCATATTCCCTTACTGCTAACAGTGCGCCCAAATTGTCCATTTCCGATGAGAGAGAACTTAATCTTCTACGCCAGCAATACGAGATGGAGATTGCACGGACAAAGGAGATGGATAGACAAGCATCAAAGCAGGAACAGGCGAATAAGAAGATGCAGCAGACCAATCAGAAGTATCTACAATACCTTTCTGGTCAGTCTGGACTTGCCCTTGGTATGCCGGAGGGAAGTGCTGAGGACTTGAACAAGAAGATTGCCGCTATACAGAAACGCCTTGAGCTATTGAATAAGTTTAAGGTTGAAGTTCCTTTAAACAGCAATCAGATAACAAAGGCTGACGCTCTTATTCAGAAATTGCAAGGCAGATTGGAGAAGTTGCAATCATCTTTAAGAAAAACATCAACGAATGAATTGTTGAGCATCAATCCTACGTCTATCAATCAGGCTAACAATCTTATTTCTGAATTGACAAACAGGCGTAATGCACTTAATACGACTGATGCAAACTATAACCGTACCCTTACTCTTCTAAACAGGAAGATACAGGAACATAATAAGTTTGTAAACGAAGCTACATCCTATGGAACAAAGATGCAGCAGACCAATCAGAAAAATGCCACAAGTTCAAAGGAATTTACCGAGGAACTGACAAAGCAGAGCAGAATGATGCGTGAGTTTGTCAATACGATAAAGACTTATGCAGGATTCTACTTTTTCAGAGATATGTTTCAGGAACTTGTTGCCATTCGTGGAGAGTTCGAGTTACAACAGGTGTCATTGCGTGCCATCATACAGGATGCAAGACGGGCAGACCAGATATTCAGTCAGATTAAGGGTCTTGCTGTAATATCTCCTTTCCAGTTCAGCGATTTGGTTGGATATACCAAACAGCTTGCTGCATTCCAGATACCTGTCAACGAATTGTATGGTACCATGAAAAGCCTTGCGGACGTTTCCGCAGGTCTTGGCGTTGATATGGGACGTATCATTCTTGCCTATGGCCAGATAAGAAGCGCAGGTGTATTGAGAGGGCAGGAATTACGTCAATTGACAGAGGCCGGTATTCCTGCATTGGACGCATTGAGAAAAAAACTGGAAGAAGTAAGAGGTGTAGCCCAAACTACTGATGATGTGTTCAACGCCATATCAACACGTCAGATTCCTTTCGAGTATATTCGCGAGATGTTTACCACAATGACGGAAGATGGTGGTATGTTCTACAAGATGCAGGAAATACAAGCCGCATCTTTGAAAGGTATGGTAAGTAACCTTGCCGATTCATACAAGATTATGATGAATGACATAGGCGAGGCGAATGATTCCGTTCTGAAAGGAATTGTGGGAAGCATAACCGATGCAATGAACAACTGGAGATATTTCTCTAAAGCAATAGAGGGCGTTGCTGTAGGATATGCCGCATTAAAGGGATTACAGCTAGCTAGAACAGTCATGCTAGGGAAAGAAGTTGTCGCAACAACTAATGCAATTAAGGCTGAGAAATTACGGGAAGCACAGTTGCTTAAACAGGCTGCGATGTACAGAACGCTCACTACTGCCGAGAGATGGAAGATAGCGACAGCATCCAAGCTGTCTGCCGTAGAGATAGCTGCTGCCGTTAATTCGGGAAAGATGTCGGCAGAGATGGCTAAACGTATTCTTGCCACCAATATGTTGACACAGGCTGAACGTCACCTTCTTGTAACCGAACTTAAACTGACAGGTGCGGAAGCTGCAAGAATGTTGTCTATGACAAAAACGACAATGTTGATGAACAGATTCAAACTGGCAACATTCGGTTTGACAAATTCATTGAAAACATTGTGGCTTACGATAAAGGCTAATCCGCTCATGACGATACTTACTGTTGCAGGACTTGTAGCGGAAGCGTTTCATATTATGTCTGCACGTTCGGAAGAGTTCAATCAGAAGATAAAGGATAGTGCAAAGTCTTTCCGTGAATCATACAGTGATTTGCAAAAAGACCTTGACAAGATAAACTTCGATAAACTCACCCCGGGAAACCTTGAACAGCTTGACACGAAACAGTTGCAGACGTATGAAGAAACACTGACTGGAATATTGTCTAAATATGGCAATATGGGGCAATATATAGTACAAAACAGTAAGAAAATAGATGATCAGAGATCTCGTGTGGAATATCTGCAAAAGTCAGCATCGGAACTAGAGCAGGTTTATAAACGTGCTGCTGAAAATGCGGATATAATGTTCAAGGCGGATAAGGCAACATCTACGGGCGTATTTGGCGATTCATTCTCTGATATGCTTAAAGATTACGAGAAATCGTCTGTAAAACTCACTTCGGCAAGTAAGGATATAGAAGAGTTTCGTGGGCAGATAGTACAGGCATCCAAGGAAATTATAAATATGGGTAAGGGTACTAAGGAATGGAGAAACGAACTTACCGAACTGATAAACAAAGGGGCTTCGGCGGCTACTATTGTAGAGAAGATACGTTCTTTGGCTGAAACGTCAGGAGATGCACGGACATTTGAAATATTCAAGAACAAAACCCATTTTGACAGTGAGGAATTGTTGAAGGAGTATGAGAAATTGAGGATGGGCATAATGGGTGAAACTGAAGAACTTGAAAAATCATTTAATGTTTTTGCAAACAGCCTTGAGAAAGAACTGAAAAAAGTATTTGTAGGTATTGATGTAAATAAATTAAATGATGCTCAGAAGGACTTTATAAGGATTCAATCTGAAAATTTTGCCACAACTAGCGAACTTGGGGAGAATGCTAAAAAATTGTTTAATGAATTTATTGACAAAAAATATGCTGTTAAAATAGAACTTGACGATAAGGAAGCACAAGAAGGTTTGACGGGATGGAAAAAATCTCTTGACGAAATTACAGGGCATAAATGGACTATTGCTATAAAGGCTGCCGATGTGAAATCTATGGAGGATTACTTTAAATCGGTAAAACAGGAATATAAGGACGCCAAAAGTTCAATAGAAAATTTACAGCGTACCATTGATATGTATGTTAGCCAAGGAAAGGTTAAGAAACTTGGAGATGAGTATCAAATTACAGGCATTGTAAGCCCTTATGAAGCCGAGCAAGTACAACAAACGGTATATGAGATTAACGCTGCCAACGAAGCGATGTCAAAGGCTACGGGAACGGCAAAACAATTCAACCTTGAACTGGAAAAGCAGAAAAAGGAAGCACAAAAAAGAGATCCTCTTGCTGACCTTTGGAAAAACAGGTTGTCATTGCTTGAATCCGCCTATTCCAAGTTCAAGGATTTGAGCATTAACATAGGTAAGGAAGAAGCCAAAAAGCAGATTGAATCCATCTACGGTTCACAGGCGTTAAAACTTGGCGTAGACCTTGTATATGACAAACAGGCTATTGTTGACAATTACAACAAGGCTGCAAAGGAATTGGAAACACGTGTTCCACAGGATGCTGTTAAAAATGCAAGGAAAGCAGCCGAATCGTCCTCTGAAATTTATGTTGATGCAGCCAAGAAGGTGATGAAGAGGATTACGGATGAGTTTGACAGATACAGGAACAAGTATGACTTTTACAGTGATATACTTGGGATAACGGGTGATTCAGACCTTGCCTTAGACCTTGCCGTTCAATTCAGCGGTGACACATCTACCATGGCTGAAAGTTTTGCGGCAGGTATATACAACAATCTGCAATTCGCATTGGCAGGAATGAATCTTGACCTTGGCGTTTCTGTCGTGCCCGACACGTCTTCATTCACCTCAATGAACCAGTATATCAATCAGGTACAGGAGGCTATTAAGGGGAATAAGAATATAGGTGATGAACAGAAACAAGTTATCCAAGGTATGATTGACGCATGGAAAGGCTATTTCGGTGAGATGGCTAGACAATATGCTAATGATTTGGCTGAATATGGAGATTATTATACCCAGGTGGATATTATCAGAGAAAAGTACCGTAAAAAGATTGCAACCGCAGAAGGAATGGGTAATACATCCTTGTCTTCCGCATTGCAGAAAAGCGAAGAGATGGATTTGTTTAAGTTGACTACCGACTATCAAAACTTCTTCGGTGCGGTGGAAGCTATGTCTATGGAAGCTGCAAATACCGTAGCTGACAAGGTAAGGGAAATGCTCAACAGTGCATTTAGATCTGGTGCTATCAGCGCAAAGGAATACATGAAAGAACTTGAACGCGTGGACAAGCAGATAGAGAAGATGATGAAGAGCAACGAGTCTGATTTGCAAACATACATGAAAGATGGTATTGAAGGTCTATACAACAAGAGATATGATGCTGGAAAGTCAAAGATGATGGCAGGTATGAATGATATGACACAGGCTATGGCTGATATTGAAAAGGCTTCTAACGCATATCAAGAAGCAATGAAGAACGGTGATGAAGAAGCCGCCAATGCCGCTTTGAGTGCCAAGTCGGAAGCCGAATCAAGATATAAGAGCGGACAGGAAGCTGTCAAGACTGGTAAAGGAATGATGGCTGCCGCACAGAACGCTTTGCAGACGGTGAATCTTATTGACTTTATCATAACCAACATATACAATGCCATAAAAGCCATGCAGCAGATAATCGCATCCGTGTCCAACCTTATGGATTCTATGGGTAAGGATACCGATAGCGGTTTCATGCGCGAGATGAACCAGTTCTCGGAAGCTATGGGTGTTATGAATGAGGGTGTGAAGAAATCATGGGATTCATTCAAAAGTGGTGATTTATTTGGTGCGATAGGTTCGGCTATATCCATGCCGCTTGATGTTATCGCTACGTTTAACAGACAGCATGACAAAAGACTTCAAAAGCATATAGAGAATCTTGAATTTGAATCAAAGAAACTGACCAATATCTATAATATGCTTGAAAAGGAATTTGAGCACATTATAGACCCGGCAAAACTTGATGAGGTGACATCCAAACAGGTGTCAAATTTGAAAGAACAGTTGCAAATTCAAAAGGATATTCTAGCAGCCGAAGAAGATAAGAAAAAGTCCGACAGGGAAAAGGTAGAAGGATACAAACAGACCATAAAAGAATTAGAGTACGAGATAAGATATTATACAGAAACGCTTGCAAGTGAATTGTACAGCATTGACTTGAAAGACTGGGCTAGTCAGATAGGTGACGCTCTTGTCGAAGCATGGCTGAAAGGGGAAGATGCAGCTAAGGCGTACAAGAATACCGTAGCGGACGTTATGAGAGATGTTGTTAAGAGTTGGGTACAGCAACAATACATAGAAAAGGCAATGCAACAGGTACAGACCACATTGTTCGGAGCAGACGGCAAAGGTGGTATGTTTGCGGATAACAAGATAGATAAGGATGAACTTATAATACTAGGAAATGTAATGGGTTCATTGGAATCAGCCTTTGCGGAAGCCGGAGGTGTAGTCAATGAGATAAACAACGCCCTTGGTGGTATGCTTACCGAAACGGAGGAAAATGCTGAAGGTCTGTCCAATGCCATTGCAGGAGTTGACGAGAATACATTCAACCAGGCATTGGGTTATCTTAACGGAATGAGATACGAAATGGTTGTACAAAGCGATCTACTCCGTCAATTGGTATCGTTAAACGGTGGTTCGGCAGGAACGGGCGGAATAAACATGACAGTCATACAACTGGCACAGCTTGAAGTTCTCAAGCAGCAGCTTGCCGCAACTATGGCGATAAAGACAGCACTCCTAAGTGTCGTTTCCATTGCCCCAAGGTCAGGCGGAAATGCGATAAAGGTTATAATTGACTAAAACAAACGCCCTGCTAGCTTCACAGTTGGCAGGGCGTTCCAGTTTGATTATGAACAAAAAAAAATCCAATCACTTGAGGTGCTTAGCGGAATCGAACCGCTGTTGTCGGTTTTGCAGACCGTTGACTAAACCACTCATCCAAAGCACCGATTGTGATGCAAATATAGAAAATTATTTTTTAAAACTAGATGGTTTCTAAGACTATTTTTGTTATTTTTGCACTAATAAACAATGTACACGAATGGCTATATCTAAATATTTTATAAAGAAAGGAAGCGATACGGCAAAGGATTTGTATGCCACATACAGGCTGTATATACTTGAAAGCAAGGGATTATGGGATTTGCCGACAAGAAAGGAAGCCTATGCCGAAAAATGGTATGACAAGAACGGTCAGAAGGTGTACGAACCTGTCACGCCTGTTTACCAGCCAACGGAAGGAAGCATAACATTTGCCGCTTTGGGAGATGTGGAAACGGTAAAGACGAATATCCGTTCGTTCTATTCATATATAACCAATGTGATACCTGCCACTCCCGGTACGCCATACGGTTCATCCTCTTTCTCTATATGGAATGATGTATGGGGAGAATCGGCAAAGCAGGTGATAAGATGCACGGGTTTTGAAACAGGCGCAAAGATGAGTTATCAGGACGTTCAGGACTTGCAGAACCCGGACCGACTTGTGTCCGCCTATACATTTTCGTTAAATTTCAGTATTGACCAACCAACGCTTTAAAGACCAATGATTTTACAGATTAAAAGAGGAAATAGGGTTATTGCGGAGAGTGCTGATTTTTCATACAGCCCGTCTTTGCAGGAAGTGAGAAAATTGACTTGTGAAGTCGTTTCCGTTGTTCCGATAGAGTTCAAGGCATACAACTCAAAGAGTGAATCGGAATACGATACAGTCGTATATAACGGTAATACATTCATCCTGTACCAAGCCCCATCGGGAGATAATCTTAACGAAGCAGGAAAATACAAATACTCCCTTCTGTTTTACGGTAAGGAGGTGCTTTTGCAGAATGTAGCATTTCTTGACATAGTAAGCGGAACAGGTGGGGAAATAAATAAGATAAGATACACTCATGGCGGTCTGTTCCAGTTCTGGGGTGATGCAAAACAGCTTGCCGCACGTATAGAAGCAAATATAGAATCTTACAATGCGTCATTGGGTGCAGGATATACAGGCATTGGCACATGGACGCTCAACGTGGATGCGGAAGGCGAACTGACGGAGGATATGATTGATATAACCGATGGGACCAACCTGTTTGAAGCATTGAAGAACTTCTATGACAAGTTTTATCTCAATTATTACTTCTCAACGACAGCGAACGGTGGGATAATAACCATTACGGACAAGACAAGACCGTCCGTAAACTGGACATTCAAGCAGGGTGACGGTGGGGGTGCTGTAAAAGTTTCCTCTTCCGTAGATACAAGTACACCTGTCATAACCCGAATCATACCACAAGGTGGAAGCAGAAACGTTCCGCCTGAATACAAGAAGGACGCTAAGCCTGCCGATGAATCACGTTATTGCCCGTATATCCTTCTTCCGAATGATTCCGCAGGGAATATAAGATATTATATTGACAGCGAATACGGATTGAAGAACTATGGTGTGAGAGGAAAAACCATATCAAATACATTCAGTGGGATATATCCTTCCATCAGAGGAAAAAAACTTGGTGATTTGTACCCGTCAGGACTTCCCGAATGGGATACATACAAGGCGGACGGAGAACCCGATCCTCAATCGGGTAAGGTGGCAGGTGAGGGAGCGAGCGCAGCAACACGGATAGACAAGATTATCGGTTCTACTCCTATAAAGAGTGATGATAGTGACAGTTTCTTCATTTATATGACCTCTCCCGGATTCAACCTAGGGTACAAGGTATATGAGGACGGTGATTCATCCGACAAGATAAATGACAACGTGCAGCCCCAGTACAAGCCCCATGCTATGTTTGACAAGTACAGGGATTTTGAGAGTTTTGATATATATGGTACAAGGGCATATTATGACCAGCCTGTAAAGGTTACTGCCACATTCTCCGGGAAGATGCTTTTCAGTATATTACCTATAGGAAGTGATGCTGTAGGGAAAAAGGTGAAGATTAATCTACGTATGGTTACGAACCGTGTATTGGGTCAGGCTTCTCCTTTGAAAGAGGTTGTTATCGGAGAGGAAGGTGCTACTGGTATGCTTGAAATACCTTACGACAAGACCTCTCTTGTAGGATATATAGAAAAAGGTCAGAATACGACAGTTACCATACGTGTTGAGTTCACGTTTGATTCTGACGTTCCTGCCGGAAGCTGTAAGATAGGCTTTAGTGAGGAAATGACCTGCAACATACATTTCGGTAATCAGGACGGTTCACAGGACAGGTTCTATTACAAATACGCTTCTGTGACGGACGCGGTGTTCAGTATGCGTACAGGAACTTATACAGGAACGGAATTTAAGATAAACAAAAACGGTATTATTCCTCTTTATGGTGAAGTGAACGGTGATACGGGGGAAACGGAAGAGGATGTTGCCATGTTCAACAAGGGGGCACGATATAAAATATCATGTTACAGAACAGATAGCGACAATGCCAAACTTCCCCTTTATACGGATGGTAAATCTCCTTCAATTGCAGCAGGAACGGAGTTTGTCATTCTGAATATCGTCATGCCCGAATCTTATGTGACAATGGCTGAGAATACGCTTGAAAAGGCGGCTCTTGACTACCTGTCAAGATATGACCATGAGAACCGAACCGTTTCACTTGACATATCTAGCGGATTTGTCGCAGAGCATCCTAACCTTTTCATTGACTTCATAGAAGGAAATATGCTAAAGGTAAGGGATGATGGAATAGGCGTGTTCGATTTCTCTGATAACGGTCAGATAGTGGATATGCAGTTACAGATACAGTCTTTGGAGATTAAATATTCCAAGGAGAATATGTTCCCGTCATATTCATGCACCATTGCAAGAAGAAAGATACTGTCTTTCTATGAACGGCTGGCACAGGAGAATCAGACTGCTTCAACACAGAATACGACAAATGTAACATTGGGTGGAAGTGGTACGGGAAGCGGAACAAATATTTTCTCTGAACAGCTACTTAATGACCTTATTGCATCGTTTCAGAAGTTCAACGGATGGTTTGAATGGGATGAAGTAAACCAAGCGTTACGATGCAAGTCAGCGTTCTATACAAACCAATGGATATCAGCGTTGGGCGCACAGAGTGGTAGCGGAGAACCGGGAGGTGGTGAAGGCGGACTGATTAAGGCCGTGTACGGATTTGCCGATTTAGGTAAGACGTTTGACGATTCCAACCTTAGCAATACATTCAACGCATATACCATCAACGAGATATGGAAGCTAGCCAAGGAAGGCGGAATGAATACGGACAAATTGTGGCAGGAGTTGGGAAAGGATGATCCGACAAAGAAAATTCACATATCCCATCTTCCTGACAATAAATTTGTAACGCTTGATACGGAACAGACAGTTACTGCAAGCAAGATATTCACTGGTCAGTTGTCTACGGCAAATGTAGTTCCTAGCGTGAACAACGCATCCACACTTGGTCTTGAATCGAAGAGATGGGAGAATATTTATGCTGTAGATGCCAACATAAGCGGAACGGTAAAAACACAGGCGTTGCAGGTTGGCGATATAAAGATTATATATGATTCCGTAAACAAGGCAGTAACATTTGAGCATATAGATGGAAGTACGGAAATAGGCTTCTATACCAGAGGATGGATTTCCGCTTTAGGCGTATCGCCTGGAGGAAGCGGAGGAAGCGGTGGTGACGGACTTGTGAAAAACGTATATGGTTTTTCCAATCTCGGCACAACCTTCTCCGATTCAGACCTTGACAATACGTTTAATGCGTACACGATAAACGAGATTTGGAAAATGGCGAAGGAAGGTGGTGGTATAAAAAACATCACCCAGTCGGGAAGTGGAAATGCCGTAACAAACATGGCACTTAGTTCTGACGGGAAAACCATCACTGCCGTATTCGGGGAAACATTCGCTAGACAACAGGACTTGGGTACGCTGAATAATACTGTAACACAGTTAAGCAACAAGTTGAATAACTTCCTAGAAGGAAGCGATGCCGATAACATTATCAACAAATGGAAAGAACTTGAAGCGTTTCTTGACGGTCTTACGGAAAGCGACAACCTAGCCGAACTTCTTGCACTGAAAGCGGACAAGACCATAACGATAAGTGCAGGAACTGGTCTTACGGGAGGTGGAAACCTGTCCGCAAACCGCACATTGTCACTGGCTACCACGGGGGTGAATGCTGGTACATATACGAAAGTTACAGTAGACACCTACGGGCGTGTTACAGTTGGTGATAATCCTACCACTTTGGCAGGGTACGGGATTACTGATGCCGTTACCTTGACTACTGCTCAGACTATTTCGGGACAAAAGACATTTACCAAGAATATTCTGATGAATAGTGGTATCGGTCTGTCTTATGGCAGAAATACTGTTTTCCGTAACACGACAGGCAATACCGTCATATCAAGCTATGGAAATGAGGGTATGATTTATTTCCGTCCTAATGGAGATACGTCAGATGTAGGAGTAATACAAATAAACAAACAAGGACACCTCAATGGCGTTTCAGCAGGATTTACAGGTGGCGTTTCCGCAGCACGACTTACAGCAAACGAATATATACAGATAGGAGATGCCAAACTTGTTTACGATTCGGCAAACAAGGCTCTGAGAGTGAAGCATAGAACAGACGGAAACACGGTAGGATTCTACTCGGACGGTTGGGTATCTGCTCTTGGCGTGAAAACAGGTGGTAGCGGTGGTGGCAGCGGTGTTGTAAATACCGTTTACAGCTTCGCAAACCTTACTGACGGCACAACCTTCTCCGATTCAGACCTTGACAATACGTTTAATGCGTACACGATAAAGAAACTGTACGACATGGCTGGGCAGGGAGGACTTGACGCTGACGCTATGTGGGCTGAATTGAAAAAGGCTGATTCAAGTAAAGTCATAGATGCAAGTCATATCCCTACTTCCGTATTGGACGGTAGATGGGTGAAAAAGGCTGGCGATACTATGACTGGAACCCTTACATCCGCTTCCACTTCCGGCGCAATCGTATTCAAGGGAGTGGGAAATTGTGATATTACCAATATCTATAAAGATAACGGAGTTATCAAGAACGATGATGGTGGGCTTACTTCTATAAGAAACGGATTAAGGTTCAACTGGTATGACACCTACTGGTATATAGGAAACCTTAGAGGAAGTAGTACGGATAGTGCAGGATTTGGTGTCGTAGACCATAACAACAAGCTGGTTTTACGTGTCACTCCAAATGATGTAAGAGCGCCTAGATTCATGTCAACTGTTGCCACAGGGTTATCACCTTTGATAGTTTCAAGCAATACAACCGTAGATAATCTAAGTGCGGATTTGTTGGACGGATACCATGCGTTCGGCACATCAAACGCCCTTATAAAATACGGATATACGGTAGGAGGCACTGAACCTGCATGGTGTAGAATAGCTACATACTCCATACGTAATACGGAAACAATGACAGACGTTTGCTTTGTGCTGCACTCATCCTTTAGTGATTTGTTTGGTCTGTTAGTTGTCAAAACTAGAGGTACGGCTGTAGTGGAAGGTCTATTGATAGCATCATACAATATCAATAGGTCAAACATACGTATCTATCATGATGCGAAAAAGAAAAACATAGAACTGTACTGTTATGGTGGAAGTAACTATTCCATAATACAAGCCAATCTGTTATACAGCCATGACCGAAACGGAGGGGCTAATACGAATATAACGCTATACCAAGCAGATACAAAAGCACCGTCATGGAGCACTTATGTAAATCCTAGATTTGTAAACTTGCAGAACTCTTCTGAGGTTGCTAAAAAACTGCAAACCCCAAGAACTTTATGGGGGCAGTCATTTGATGGTACAGCTAATGTAAGCGGTGATATGACGGGCGTAGGTAACATAACGATGAGTGGGGCTTTGCATATAGGGGACGCCACTTCCCCCAATACCATATATTTCTATGGAACTACGGGAGATGGACCGGGAGGTTATAACCATACGTTCATTGCTGAAAGATTTTGGGGAGGTACGGAAAGTGGTGAGCTGGTCCTGTTTAAAGGAAACGATTTAAGCCCCAGTGATACAGATGCCACAACCGTAGGTGGTGCTGGACCTGACAGAATAAGACATATTGCTGCCGCCCATTTATTCCAGACTTATGCAAGTCCAATATCAGGTTCGGTAGAGAGTATTTGTACAAGCTCTGTTTTGAGGAACTTGTTCAGCATAGCACCGGGCAGGGTTGTAAGCTATATTCCGTTACAATCTATCGTAGCAAGTGGCACTGCTCCATTTATTGTGGCAAGTAACACTGTTGTGGGTAATCTTAATGCAGACCTTCTTGACGGGTTGCACGCTGAAAGGTTCTTATTAAGTGTAGGTAGAAGTGATGGTACTTTTGACTTAAATACTTATTCTGAAAGAGCAATTAAGGAAATAAGAACAACAGAACAAACTACAAATAATGCCCCTTTTGCTGGATATGGATTATTAGCTAACTTATGGGATTCCAATAAATTTGCTGCATTACAGATAGGAGGAACTAGTACAGACTTGTTTTTTAGAGGAAAACATGATGGTACTAATAAGATAACGTCTGCATGGCATAGATTATTACATACTGAAAACTATGCGTCTATTGCTGACGGACGCTACGTAAAGAAAGCAGGTGACACCATGACAGGGGATTTGACGATGAACAATACCAAAGGATTCAATATCGGATGGTCAACTAGAGTGGTTAAGACTTCGGGTGTTTGGATTCACGGTGGTGGTGATACAGCTTCTTCAACCGATGCGAACTTACGTTTTGCATCATGGTATGGAATTGGTTGGTATCCTACGATAGATTCTACCAGCGGTGTAAGACAAGGAAACAATGCCATGTGGCTGAATGTAAGAACAGGGGTATTAGATGTACACAGCAACATTACTTCCCATAATGGTTATCTAGCTGCAAACTGGGATTCGGCTAGACGGTTGGTATTGGGAGGTGGAGGTTCCTATGTTTGGATTGATTCAAGAGATTCAAGCAATAATGTATTATGTAATATCGGACTGTACGATAATAAGGTTGTAATAGGTAATTATGCTGAATCGAGCAGGTTCGTGTCCACCGTAGGCACAGGCACGCAGCCTTACCAATGCAATTCCACTACATTGAATACCAACTTGAACGCGGATTTACTGGACGGACAACATGGAGCATATTATCAGAATCGTAAATACGATGGTTTTGTTTCCCAATATAATAATTATGACTATATAGAATTTTTAAGGTTCGTGATTCCTACTGGGCAGGAACAATTAAGAGCATACGTAATATTTGACTTATGTAGAGTGGAAACGGGTGGTGGTATGAATGGGCGTGCAGTTCTTAGAATAAGAAGAGGTAGAGATAATAATGCAGGTTATATTTTCTACGTGACAAATTTCGGGCAAAGTTGGCTTCCCGAATTAAGATGTACAACGGATGATGGCATAACATGGAGAGTATGGATGAAATGTGTCAAGGACAGTTATGACCCGTATATTGCAATAAAGATAGTGGAACAATACCCTTATGGGTATGTGACCACACAAAATAATGGCACTACGGGAACACCTGGCGGTTCAAAATACACTGTTGTTGCAGGAACAGCAGGTCTTTCCCATGCGGCAAATGTTCTTGTCAATACTAGAAATATTTTTGGTCAGCCGTTTAATGGTTCTAGAGATGTTGGTGGGCAAATGACTTCAACAAGTATATTTGTGCAAACTGGAGATGCTACATTAAAGGTTTACAGTGGGCGTATAACTGATGCAAGAAGTGACGGAAATATATGTTTGCAGACTTCTATTAATGCGACAGACGGACAATCTCATAGTTATCCTACGCAGTATCAATCAAGATGTAACTTATCGCTCCAACCAAGGGGTGGGCAAGTATATATTGGGCAAAATCCAGATGGCGGTGACACGGGATATAAATTGACGGTGAATGGTTCTATAAAATCTAATGGGAATATAATAGCCACTGGAGCAATTACTGCCAAGGCATCATCTTCCGATATAAGGCTGAAAACCGATATTCAGGGTTATGATGCTATGGGTATTATCCGTAAATTCCGGAGCGTGAAATATCACTGGAACAATCTTGCCAAGAGAAATTCCGAGATATTCAATCATAAAAAATGGAATTATGGTCTTATCGCCCAGGATTTACTTTCCGGCGGTTACAGTCAGTGGGTCAGTGATATATTCAAGGACTATTACACCATAGATTATGAAAGACTTATTCCTGTTGTGTGGAAAGGTTTGCAGGAAGTAGATGATGAAGTTACAAGATTAAAGAAAAGAGTAAGAGAATTGGAAAAGAGATTAGGAATTAATTAGTATATTTGCGATATGGAAGAAAATAATAAAAAAGTGGACATTTACATTGAAGGTAATGTGAAATGTAATAAATGGGCAAGTGGAATAATATATACCATGAGCGAAAAAGATGGATGGGATTTTAGTAATGCTATTGTTATCAAAGGTGACATTTGTTGTGATATCCTTAACTGTCATGGAAAGACTGTGCTTGTTTCGGGATATGTTACCGTAAAAGAACAGGAGGAAAAGTAACATGGGTCACTCTAATGGAAAGATTACAGCCCCGATAAACCTTGATGGTGACGTTTACGCCACTCTTGGCATAGGCAGTGTGAATGGGGCTTATGATTTAGGATATGCTTGTGCAAACACCCACGGGAAAATAAACCCGTGGGCACGGTACAAGCCTGTACGTTACGAAAGCCTTGCACCAGGTGCGAATGAAAAATGGTGGCAAGGATGGGATGGGAACTGTGGTGTCAAACCTTTTCAAATGGCAGGATACTGGGATGCGCCAAAACACGCTGATGGAAGTATGAACGGATGGGAATACACCCCACCGACAGGAGGGAAGTTCCCATTTCGTCTTACCGACTTTAACGGATACAACCATCGTGCCAGTGCACCGATAAGTAGGTTCTCATGCCCAGACACCGCTACCAATCAGTTTACAAGTAGTAATTTTGTCTGTTCTGCCGCTATAATGATGCCATCGGAAGGGCATGATACTGATTTTCTTAACATGGGTGACTTTTCCGAGATAGCCGATTGCTATTTCGGTGTCTATGTTAAGCACAAGACCAGTCAGATGTCTAGGCGTGTTACTGCCGACAAGAAGATAGGAACAGGATACGCTACGGTTACTGTAAACTCGTGGGGTATGACTGCTGGTGATTGGGAAGTTTATCCTTTCCTTAGTACAGCTATATTGAAGCAGGATGATCCCGATATTGCTCATATAGCATATTCCGTACCAATGGTAAGTAAAAGAGATATAGAGATAGTTGGTTCTTACGTAAGCATAACAATACTTGGTGGAGTGATGCCATCCGTTATGGGATATATTGAAGTTACCGTAAGAGTAAGAAACGGTTCGAGTAGCCTTATTTCTTTCCGTAATAATAGTTGTATGTCTAGGTTTGCAAGTAAGAAATTTGAAGATCCTATGGTTATAGGTGAATCAAGAGAAACAATAGAAAATTTCCAAGTATCCGCCAATTCCAGCATTGACAAGAAGGTGAGAATATTAATATCATCGGAACTGATTAATGCAGGAACTGCAAGGGTATGGGTAAGCCTTAACAGTGCTGCATATAAGGGAAGTACATTGCTTCTTTCTATGGGTCCTGGGTTATAAGCACAATCATCCCCCTTGCCGTTTACCAGCAAGGGGGAGTTAATATCCGTTACTTTCCCACGATTATATTGAATGATTCAACCATTTCATGCAGCACCCCGTCTATTATTCCATTCAATCTCCTTTCGTTCCAAAATAAATTGCACCAAGTATGACAAACGAGCATCCACAAAGAAATGCAAAAATATGACTAACTATTGGGCTCATTTTTCAATCTTTTTAAAATATGACTAATTACATCTACTGTCCATCCGTTACCTAACAGCCCCATGCCTATGTGTGGTTGTACCGACTTGGTATATCCTTCGGGTACGGTCTGTAATCTTTCCGCTTCCGTAATATTTGGCGTTCTGAAACCTTTTTCGGGATTACAGTCGGGTGAGTTGAATATAAGCGGTGTAAGTGATTTTTTATATCTTCTCAACAGTGATTCGGGGTTCTTGGCAAACCTGTTCCATGATTCAAGCATACACCATGACTTGTCTTTCTCCACATACCCGTCCGTGATTATGTCCTTGAACAATATTCCCTTGTCCTTCCATGCAGGTATTTCCCAGTTGCACCAGTAGTATCTTGCTCTCATTTGCGCGGAGAAATCGGAACTGTTGATATACACATAGTCTACTCCAAGATGTGACGAAATAAAATCAGCCCATTCGGACTTCATCTTCACATTTTCAAGCAGGAATTTTATGTTAGGATTGAACTGTCTGATATGGTTCAGTATGTTGACGTATTCAAAGAACAGACTCGAACGCTCGCCATCGAAGTTCAGTTTCTCTTTCCCTAACTGTGAGAAATCCTGACATGGTGTTCCGCCAATCAATAAATCAATATCTTTCCACTGTATATCCCATTCTTTCCAATTTTTTATATCACCCAATTCAATTATATCGGGGTAATTATCCAGTGCAACCTTGATAGACGGTTCGTTTATTTCGCTTGCGTAATACTTGTCTACCTTTATGCCTGCTCTTTCCAGTGCGATACGTCCGCAAGATATCCCGTCACATAAACTTAGTACATTCATTGTTTTTCCAAATATTTAAAGATATGTTTGATTGTTTCTATATTCCATCCGTTCCCAAGCATCTTGTAACGCTGTGTATCGGATATTCCATCCCATATATACCATTCGGGAACGGTTTGAAGTCGTGCGCACTCGGTGGGGGTAAGCCTACGAATGCGAAAATTACCGTTATCAACTAGCATCATACCGTTTGCCATTGCTCCCTTGTGTGATGTAGCAAGTAATGTATGAGCCTTATCGTCTATACTGCGTATATTTTTCTTTATATATTTGTTTGGAATTGTAATATCGGCAATATTAGGAGTATAAATTATAACGCATGGTTGTGTGCTTCCATCATTTCTAGCCCTTGCCAGCAGTGTACATGATTTACCAGATTTTATTTCACGGAAATGCCTCCCTCCAAATCCACATATCGTTCCCGAAACAACTATCAGATTATCCTTTTGTACTGTTGTAAGGCAATTGGTTTTTCCATCTTCCCTAGGTTCAAGCTGTTGGATGTTCTTTCTCTGTTCCTTTACAATCCCGGCTTCATATTCCTTTCTTATCTTTTTTCCATATTCGGTTCTTTTTGGAGTAAGGCAGGCTGATTCACGCCCTCGCATCGCAACACATATCGGATCATTATCCACCTGTATGTAATTGTCATTGTCACCCATCTTGAACAATCTTGTATTTATTGTGCGCGCCTTTTGTTCATACGGAAACTTGATAGGACTGAACTGGACAGGACTGAATTTTTCCGTCTTTACCCTGCCCTTCAAGCATTCAATCATCTTGTCAGACAAGAAATATTTTTCATCAACCTCTTCTTCAAGGATATCCCTTAACAATATACCCCTATCTTCCGGCTGTGGAATATCGTCATGGATATCCGTCCAGTATATGCGCCTTCTGTTTTGTGCCGATACAAGGGCGGAGTTAATATGTATTCCTTTCCTCCCCATTGTTTCATTGAACACAGATTCCCATTTCTTTCCCATTTCCACATTTTCAAGGAAGAATTTGGGATTGTCACCACGTTCAATAAGTTCGTGGTATATACGCATGTATTCCCAGAACAGATATGATTGCCCTTCAAACTCGAAACCGTTCTCCTTCAATTCAAGATACGTTTGCAAGTCTAAAACCTCCATGCCTTCTTTCGTTGAAAGCCCTTTTCTCTTGCCGGACATGGACAGGTTTGTGCATGGAGATCCTCCGATTATCAAGTCTATCTTATCCAGTCTGCTTACTTCAAGTTCTCTTACATCACCAAGCTGTATGGTGTCAGGAAAGTTCTGCATGGTTGCCTTTATGGCAAACTTGTCCACTTCGGACGCATAGTATTTTTCTACAGGAATGCCAAGTTCGGAAAGTGTTATCCGTCCGCACGACATTCCATCGAAAAGGCTTAATACATTCATCGTTATATTTTTTTTAAATTTTCAGCAAATATACGACATAAAACTGTATGCAACCAATACGTTTAACTTTTTTTTAATTATCTTTGCGATAATAGATAAAATTCATAATATGCAGTTTTCTATAGTACCAAAAATAGATGCCGAGATTATGTTTTCGGAAGATGATCTGTCCGTTTTCAGACGATCGACAGACGGTCTGTATTATATGATCCATACCGAGAAGGTTATGGAAGTGATGCCTATGACGTTACCTGAGGACGGAACGGAACACCCTTTCCCTTACGACACATACGACACTGGCACAAGAGAGTTTGAGAAGCTGCTTTTATCTGATGAGTGGGTTAAAATGGACGAAAAATGAGAAAAATAGGTTTTTTTAACATAGGAAAACTTGGGCTTGTCAAATCGGCAGGTACAGGAAAAACCGATATAAACAAGGTGATAGAAAAATGGATACCAAAACACATGGTGTTCTGGTACGATATGTCAAAGCCTGTGGATACATACAGCCAAAACTTTAATGATTGGAGATCACATCCATCTGTAAATGCTGATATAATTATAACAAGCACCTCATTTGTCATAACTAGATTTGCTACACTGAACGATACAGTAAAATGCTACATTCCTGACCAAACAAAAAATTTCCCAGGAATGAAAGTGGAAGTGAAAGGTATAGTTGACGGGCAGGAATTATACTGGGGATATAGTGCTGATGTAAAATTAGTTAATATCACACAAGACGGAACATATGATATTCCGCCATTAGGAACCGTAAACGGTAATCTGTCATTCAGAAACGGCAATATTGTCGGTGCTTGTAACATTACCATCACCCAGCTACCGTCAGGACAATCCGTTCCCACAAACGAGATACTAAAAGCCAATCCATACCTGCAAGACCATAGCGGAAACAACAGACCTCTGAAACTTAACAATTTCATGTTCGCGGCAATGAGCGGTGTGGGTGGGTATGATATTGCTAGCACTAATATTCTACCCGATAGAGCAAATGTTACTGTTACAGATAACAGGGTTATACATATTACTAAAAAACTATCCACTACGGATAACATGGTAAACATAGTTCCGGCAAACTCTAACCCAACGCATAAGTTTAAGGTTACAGGTCTTTCTGATGGCAGACAAGTTAGTTTGGCAAACAGAAATGGCGGATTTTATACTTTTGACAACGGGGAGCATGAGGTGACATTAACCTATCCCGAAGGAACCACTTCATTGTATAACGCCATAGGAGTTACAGGAAGTACAGGAGATATGGATGTAACAATAGAGTTTATACCTAGATATCCCAACGCCCTAGTAACTGATGGGGTAGATGATTATGGGCAAATACAGAACTTACAGCATGGCGTTAAGGTGTTGTTTACTACTATTAATCCGTTTGTTGATGGAAAGTTTATCTATGACCAAAGACTGAATACTACTGAACCTTGGCTGTTTGCCGTATTCAATGACAAAGGTAGTATTGCTTATAATAGTAGGAACTCAAACGGCAAGACCTATATTGATGGAACACTGAATGAATCTACAATAGTTTCCGCTTTGTTAAACAAAAAGCAAATAATCACCATAGTAAACAATGATGTGACAGGTGATAAAACTAAAACTCCTATATTCTTTAGCAATACTGACCATAATAGCGGATGGATTAGTTCAGCTTTCTACAACTCCATCGGTTTCGATTCAGTTCCCACCAAACAGAATGACGGATTCACCGAGCAGGATTTGATTGACTACTATATACCGAAGGCTATCGTAACGATAACGGTCGTAGATGTATCGGGTTCTCCTATACAGGGTGCTGTGGTCACTGTTGGTGGAATACAGTACAAAACATTGTCTGACGGTACAGTGAAAGTACGGGGTATGGCAAATAGCACGATGTCGCTGTCTGTAAAGAAAGACGGGTATATGCCGTTTTCTGACAATTCATGGAAGTTTGCCGATTCAAGGATAACGCTAGAGGTTCTTCGGAATACCGTAATCACTGAAAATGGATACAGCATATTGCTTGAAAACGATGGTTTAATACTAACAGAATAAAAAAAATGGAAGATAATCTTAAAATTTCACAGATGCCTCCCGTTGAAACCGCTACGGGAGAAGAGATGATACCGTGTGTGACAGGGGACCCTAAACAGAACAAATCCGTCACGGTGTCCAAGATAAGACAGGGCATGGTAAAGGACGAAAGCTATGTGCATACCGACAACAACTTTACTACCCAGTTAAAAACCAAACTTGACGGGATACAGGAAGGTGCACAGAAGAATACCGTCATAGGCGTGAAAGGTAATGCCGAACAGTCTTACAGGACAGGGAATGTCAATATAACGAAAGACAATATAGGTCTGTCAAAGGTGGACAATACGTCCGATGCCGAAAAGCCCGTATCCACCGCACAGAAAGCAGCCCTAGACAAGAAGGTGGACAAGGTGGACGGCAAGGCGTTATCCACAAACGACTTCACCAATGACTACAAAACGCTTCTCGAACAGATAAAGATGCAGCAGGGGAACATATATGGAGTGGAGATGAGAAGAGGACAGTCAGACCCGGTCTTTCAGACATGGATAGGAAAGGAAGAGTTCAAACAATCCCATCCCATCCTAAACTCGTTCCATGTGGCAAAGGTAAAGGACGGTAAGGTAGTCGGATTTCTTGACCAGACCAATTTCTTCAAAATGGCTGACGGTAGCCCGTCAAATATTGTTATTGACGGAACTGATGTAACAGATGATGGAAGCGACATCATGCTTGTAAACACCAAGCCTTTCTGGATAATCAACGGAGGAACGGATGATACATACGAAAGAAGGCTCGTCAGTGACGCTCCGTTTACATACGGTGGCGATACGGCCATAGAGATAAAACCGTTCGGAATGAGTATCGGTTACTCCACGATAAAGGATGGGAAGCAGAGATCTATTTTTGACAACACGGTAAAAGGAACAACATCAGTAGGAAATCTAGGCGTGAACATAATGGAAGGAAATGGATGGCCTACGACAAACGTGTCACGTTTTGATTACGAGAAATACGCCAGGGCAAAGAACCCGAACATTACGAAGAACTATCCTTATGCAAATGCTTTCGTTCTTGACCTTGAAGTGTGGTGTACGCTTCTCTTTATCAAATTCAGAACAAAAGACCTACACGCACAGTCTGTTTGCGGAAAAGGAATATCATCCAACGATTCAGCCCCCGATGCGTCAAGCTGGGGGAAAATGACAGGCGTCAGATTCAAGAAGGCGGACGGTCAGACCTATGTGTATTACAAGATGAACGGGCAAGGATTTAAAGCATCAGAAACAGGAACTGCTTACAATTTTTCACAGCTTATAAACAACTACCGTCCTTGCATGAAGATGTTTGAAGCGCAGCTTGCCATGTCATACGCAAAGGAACACAATGTCGCTCCCGACACCGAGTTTGAATATGAAAGCACAAAATACAAATACTACAACTTCCAAGGTCATAACGGATTGGCTGACGGGGAAATGTCAGGTATCGTAGCCAAATTTGTCAATGCAACTGTAACCAGTGGGTGGAGTATTCCAGATAATGCGGCAGTGACAAATCGTGAAATAGAAATATGCTTCACGCAACCTATCATTCGGGGACGTATTGCCGGGTGGGGAGATATATGGATGTGGTACAGTGGGATAGATTGTGTCATGCACGATTCTACATCCATAGATATTTATCAGACCTATGACGTAAACAATCTGACTACAGACAATGTAGCCGCAGATAAGAATCCCGGGGAATCTTATGGATTTGAGAACACATATGAATTTGTCGGTTCTATGGCTAGAGGTGAAGGATGCATAACGAAGAACTTTAAGAACTCTCTTATTGGAGAGGTCAAGGGAAGCAATCTTCACACGGGGGAATGCCATTACAACTGGTTTACGGGAAATGCAGGTTCGGGTAAGATTGGAAGGCGTGGTGTTTTCTTTGGTGGTAGGTCGGACTTCGACCTTTGTTCTCTGCGGTCTGGTGGTGCGCACCATGCCCCTGAGACTGGGCACACGATCATCGGTGGCGGCTTTCGTTGTACAATAACCCAACCCTAATTTTTCACGAAGTGAAAAATCCCCCTCCCAAAACTTGCAAAATATATTAATAATGTTTAAGTTTGCATAATTAAAAATCTAACCAAATGCGTCAGCAAAGTTAAATAAGTCTGTCAAAGGCGGTTAGTTGAAAAAAGGCGGTCTGTAGAATGGTGGTGTTTACTTTGGTGGTAAGTCGGACAACGACAATTGTTCTCTGCGGAATGGTAATGCGAACAATGCCCCTGAAACTGCGAACACGAACATCGGTGGCAGCTAACGTGCTAAAAAAAATTACTGCTATACAGAAGCCTCGTCAGGAAGATGGAAAATGTCAAGACAACCCATTGTTTGAGAATGGGAACTTATTAGTACATTTACAGTTGTAGGTATATGGAAAGTTAGTTATCTTTGGCTCAACGGACAAAGAAAAGCACGTAAGATGAAAAGATTGAATAATATTTTTGAAACGATAGGCAGTATGGATAATATTATCTCTGCTGCTGAAAAGGCAAAGAAAGGAAAGAGGAATCACAGGGGTGTGAGGGATTATGAGAAACATAAGGATGAATATCATCAGAATGTTTATCAGATGCTCAAAGACAAATCATACCATGTAAGCAAGTATGAGGTGATAGAGAAAGTGACTGATGCAGGAAAGGTAAGGGAGATACACAAACTCCCGTTTTACCCGGACAGGATTATCCAGCACAGCCTTTTGGTACCCATGATGGACAGATGGACAAAAAGCCTTACACTTGATTCATATAACTGTCTGCCCAAAAGGGGTATTACAAGTAAGGTTAAAAAGCATTCCCTTGTGAGAAAGATGAAACGGACATTGCTTGAAATGGACAAAAACGGAAAAATATACGTTTTGAAAATGGATATTAAGAAGTTTTATCCGTCCGTAAGACACAGCGTTTACAAGAAGGCATATAGCAAAGACTTGAAAGACAGGGATGCGTTATGGCTTATGAATACGCTTAATTACAGCAACAAAGGTCTGGCTATTGGCAATCCTGACGCTCAGATAGGAAGCCATTTGGTATTAAGGTCTTTGGATCATGTTATAAAGGAGCAGTTCAAAGTAAAGCATTATTTCAGATTTGCCGATGATATGGTGATATTATCCCACGACAAGAAACAGTTGCATGAATGGCTGTGGAGGATAAGAAATTACCTGTGGTATGAAAAGAAACTAGAGATGAAGAAAAATTACAGGATATTCCCCGTTTCAGAAGGAATAGATTTCGGTGGATTCGTCTTTACTCCCGATCATACCAAAATAAGAAAGAGAATAAAGAAAAACTTTGCGTCAAAACGTAATAACCCAAAATCAATTACGAGTTATATGGGTATGTTGATGCACTGTGATTCTAAAAACTTAATTAATAAAGTTTTAGTTAATAATAATAGCCACATGACAAAGATTAGTGACTTAAATATAAGAGTGTCAAGAAAGTTTGACGGAAAGGATATAAAGATAGACAAACTTGTCGATGAGCATATAGACATTCTTGATTTTGATGTAAGACCATCTACAAAGAAGGACAATAGTACATGGGTAAGAATGCAGATACTGTTCAAAGGAGAAAAATGCTTTGTGAAAGGCGGATACGAAACATTAGGAGCATTCCTTTCCCAAGTAGACAAAAGCCTTTTACCATTGGAAGATGTTGTCATAAAATTCAATAGGGGTTATTATTTTGATGGAACATTAGATATTTAAACTATGGAAAGAGGTTTGATTTTTGACGAGAAGCCTGCCTTTATCTTTGATTTAGGCACTGGATATAGCAATGTTCATTTAAACATTGAACAAGTTGACGAACCCGAAACGGACGATATGGGAAATATTGTACAGGAAAAGTTCGTCAAAAAGTGGAAAGCCGATGTACAGCGTGTAAAGAACCCTGTATCATACGACAAAACGGTAGATGCCGCCATAAAGGATGAATTTCCCAACGGTGAGGAAGAAGCGGCTCTCAGAAAAGGTATTTTAAACAAACTTGACCCGGATTATGTAAAGCTGAACGAGTTTGCCGAAAGTGTGAAACAATCTTACTTGAAAGGATATGGAAAACAATGATAAACAACAGATAGGTGGGTATTTCTCCACCAAAAACGCTTCAAAGGATGAAGCGTTAAAAGGTATCGTAGCTGCAAGAATATCAGCATCGGAAGATGTAACCGACAAGGAATACACAGCATTGTCAAACCTTATAAGAGTAGCGACATCGGATGGATGCCGTATCTCATTGGTACAGGAAACGAAAAGCAGATCAAGCAGAATATCACCAACAGGAATGCTTCTCCCGGCAGGAACGGTGGAATATTTTTCAGTCACACCAGGAAGCAAGGTGAGTGTTACGGGAACAGCAAACATATCATCTATCGAGTAAGTCATGGGCATGAATTATAACACTATATTAGCTTCCTTACTTGACGGAATATCTCTAGCATTGAAAAGCGGAAACTCGAATGTTGATGCGGAACAGTTCAACTTCCTTACTGACGCAATAAACAAATCAACTATCATACCGTCTTATTTTGATAGAAAAAATGCCATAAAGTATCTTGATGTGAGTGACACCGAGTTTGCAAGGCTTACATACAAAGGCACTAAGTTTCATCCCGTACAACCGTTATTATCTCCCGTGAGAGTACAAGGAATGACAAAACCCGTTTATTTGAAAGAAACATTGGATGCTCTTAAAAACAACGGGCTTATACGTCCAAAGAAGTCAAGGGGCAAATACAAGACTAAAAGCTAGACAACCTCATACGCATACATTGTAACACAATCATCTTTATTCTCCATATTAACCGCTTGGAAAATGTTTTCTTCATTATCCAAAGCGGTTATTTTATATGTTCCGTTCGTCAGATCAACAGTGTCACCTAATTTTATATAAGCATACTTGTTTCCACTAGGTATTAAATACGTAATCTTTATTGGATTATTATTCCATTTTTTTAATTCTTTCATCTTCAATTCCTCTATTTTAAAATTATTGCGCTAATATACGAATAGGAAAAACAACACACAAGCAAATAACTTATTTTAACAAGTTTAAACTATCTGAAACACAATAGGTTATACTGCGAAATTTTTATTTTTGTTTAGGCAATCCATGTTGTAAATTTACACTCGTAAAGATGAGTGCACAGTCTTTACGGGAGTTATAATACACACACATTAAATTACAATATTATGGGTTCAGACAAAATTTTTATGTTCGACAATCCTGCCGCTGGAGAAAGCGCAGGTATTATGTCAATGATTCCTGCACTGTTGCAGAATAAAGGATTAGACCCCAATCTTGTAGCTGCCTTGATGAATGGAAACAAAAATCAAGACGCTTGGGGTGGTGCTGGTTGTTATTGGATCTGGATTATCCTGCTCTTCTTCCTGTGGGGTGGTAACGGATTCGGTAACGGGTTTGGCAATGGAGCAAACGGAATCCCTGCTCAATTGAACAATGAAGCAGGACGTGAATTGTTGATGAACGCTATTCAAGGAAACGGAACAGCTATCAATCAGTTGGCTAGTTCTTTGAACTGCTCTACTCAACAGTTGCAGAATGCTATCTGCCAAATTCAAGGACAGATTCAGCAAGTTGGTAACCAGGTAGGTCTTTCCTCTCAACAGATCATCAACTCAATTCAGTCCAATAGTGCAGCTATCGGTTCTCAGCTTGCTTCTTGCTGCTGCGATATCCGTACAGCTATTGAACGTCAGGGATGTGATAGCCGTTTGGCTACTGTAGAACAGACTAATACTTTGACTAGCAATGCAAACACTCAGTTCAACATTCTTGGCGCAAAGATAGACGCTCAAACAGCTATCATCAATGACAAGTTCTGTCAGCTTGAAATGCGTGAAATGCAAAACAAGATAGATGCACTTAGACAGGAAAACAGCAATTTGGCTCTGGCTGCTTCTCAACAGGCTCAGACTGCAAATATAGTTGGACAACTTAAGGCTCCGTGCCCGGTTCCAGCATATTTTGTGCCTAACCCAAATTGTTGCTATGGAGGTTATCCGTTCATGGCTGGTTTTGGTGCAGGTTACGCTGCTGGTGACAACTGTGGTTGCAATTGCTAAAGTGTAGTTAAGAGTTCTTTGACTTGTATATAAATTACAGGTCAGAAACTCTTATCCCGATGCCAAATAATGAATGGCATTTACAACCAATTAAACACTATTTAACAAAATTAGTATCACCCTTGGTAGAAGGGGTTGGGGGCGTGGAGTGGTCGGCAGTAGTCGGGGCGGTGAAGCGTCAATATGTACGTGTATAATTAATCGTATATAATTACCTAGTAAAATTCTAAAGAAAGGGAAAAGTTATGAGTTATTTTTTTAATCCTTATATGATGGGATATAATGCCAACCGTTTTAGAGGGGTACATAGACTTGACTTTGGAGGGATACCGTTTGTTCGGACATCTTCTGTAACAACAGACACGACAAATTCAGAGGTTATCTATGGTATTAGCCCGTGCCTGTTCAGGCGATTGCCAAATCAAGGTATTTTGCTCTTGAGTGTAAATCATGTTCCTGCTGCCGGATCTGACGGGTATCTTGTTTCTGTGGCTACCACACTGACAAATACCACATCAACATCCACAAGCAAGGTTCCTTTGGTAAACGGTTCGGGAGATCAGATTCCGTCTAGTGAAATTTCACAAGGCAATAAATACTTTGTCTATTACGACAAATGTAATGGGATATTTCAAGTAGTTAATCATATCGTTGCACCTGCTACTGCCGCACAGGCTAGAAGCACTGTAAAATGATATTAAAAAGTTAGAATAAGTATGTTTCAATCAATACGACAAGGACAGCAGTTTTTCATATTGCATAAAGGGGAAAACCCAAGATGTGATGTGGGCACTGTGGTAAGTGTTTCAAATCCTGTTCCTAAATATCAGAACGGATATACAGCATATCCTCTTCCGCAAAATGAAATGGTTGTGGATGTGAAAGTTAAGGTTGGAGATGATACTCTTGATTTTCAAAAGTTGCCAGCCAATCTTAGTATAGCAGACTTTTCCCAAGTAGGCGGAAATGTGGTTGTATCGGAAAGCAAGGATGCCATCAATGCAGAGATAGAAGCAATGAAAATAAGTAGTGTAAGGGTTGTGGAATCTGTGGAATACCATCAGAAAGTAATCAAAAGCTGCGATGAGATGCTTACAGCGTTGAATCCTGCATTTGCCGAAAAGGCACAGCAGGACAAGGAGATGAAGGAACTTAAAGGTGAATTGTCACAGATAAAGGATATACTTGCACAACTTGCTGCTTCTGGTATCAAATTGCCTGACGTGCAACATACAAACAATAATAATAACAACAACAATAAAAAATAAATACTATGGGTTGGAAAGTATATGGAATGGGCCGTAGCTTTGAAGGTGAAGATATGGACCGGGAATTAGAAAAAGCGTATAAAGAAGGTTATCGTGACGCTATGGAAGAAATGGAAGATCGCTATGGTGAACGTGGCGGACGTGGCGGACGAAGTGGAGGCGGTTATGGCGAAAGAATGTGGGATGATGATGATGAGTACGGAGAAAGACGCGGAGTCAAAGGTACTGGTCCTTACGCCAGACGTAGACGCTAATTAAATTGGTTTAAGCCCGTAGTGGTTTGCTACGGGCTATCTTTTTAAAAACAAAAGCTATGGAAAGAACGAGATTAGATGTATATGAGAAACTTCCTTCGGGAATGGAAAAATATCTTGCGGAACACGGATGGAACTTCTCTAAGAAATTATGTGAATATGCCGTTTCCAAAATGAAAGACAGGAACGGAAACAAAATACACCCGTATGACAAGGATCAAGTGGAAACATTAATGAAGCAATTCAATGTTGAGTTGAAGAATGATGTGGAATACAACAAGGTTTATGTATTGAATATGGTACGTGCCGACTATATGGGTTCATCCATAGTCAATGAGCAATATGCCTGTATGTTTGTAAAAGACTATCTTGACGATGTTGACGGAAGCCCTACCCGTGCTCTTGACGAGTATTACGCAAAGTGTATAGCCTGTGGAACACCTTTCTCTTGGGAGGATTATATCTGATTGCTATGGTACGCCAAAGACTATACATTGAGGAATATGATTGGACGGTTGATGTATTCTATTCTGTGGATAAATACTCTTATTTAAGAGCGATATACAGACTGGAATATATTGGCTGTCCTTTTCATTTGCTGAACAGGATAACGGATAAGATAAAGACTGAAAAATACAATTATGGTGTCACATATTCAAACGACAAGTGTACTGTAATTATTATCAGTCACAGTACGTCTGATGAAGAATTTATGAATACACTGGAGCATGAAAAACAACACATGATTGGTCATATAATTGACTATTACGGCATAAAGCCTTCATCAGAAGAAGCCGGATATCTTGCAGGATATGTAGGTGCTTTATTTACAAAGCCTATAAAAGACGAAATTTGCGATTGTTGTAAGAAAAAACTAAAATAAATCATTATGAAAAAGATTTTTATGGCTATGATTAGCGGAAAAAGCAAAGAAGAAGTATATGATATGCTTAACGATTCGGAAAAGGAAATCCTGTTCGGTATTGCTCAAAGCATGGGAATGACACGGGTGGAAAGAAGAAAAATGAAAAGAAAATACGAAAAGAGAAGATAGGCTAACTGCCTATCCTCTCTCTTATTAGTTGAAACTTTGGTATAATTCAAGATTGTTGAAAACATAACACTCCTTATCCTTGATTTGAGGATACATGTATGATGGAATATGTGCTATCTTACGGGCATTTCCCCAGTATGATGTCCAGTCTTTTACGTTAAACAGAAGTTGCGGGGTGTCATAGAACAGGTTCAGTTCTCCTGCCTTTTGTACATCTTCATCCCATTTGCCTTCGTCACGGGCAATATATAGTTTTAAATTGTTCATATCTATATCAGTTTTACGCCTATTCATAAGGGTTTGTTTTACAGTAATTTTTATTCTCTGACATATTCAGTAGCTTATTTAAAGACTCATCTGAAAGAAGATGTTTGTTGCTAGAGTTTCCAAGCATTAAACGAGGTTCAATATTTCCATCTCTCATAAATTTCTGTATCTCGTATATATGAAAAAGTAAACCTTCACAATCTACTGCATAGTATTCAATGCCATCGTCATTACTAGCCGATACTTCGTAACCAATCCATCCACCATCTCCAATATAAGTACTTATCTCAATATTACGGCAAAAACCGTAACTGATAAGTAATAGCCTTAATACATCTTTTCCACTCATATTCATTCCTAATCTGATTTACGCTAATTCAATTATAGCCTTCTTTAAATTAACAAATAAAGGTATTGCTGACATGCCCCCATTGCAATCCAACTGTCTTAAAGAGGGTACAACCTCTCCGTTATCATCAATATCATAATCTGCAATATAGGCTAACTTCTTCGCTTCGGGAACTAATATCCTTTCATTGTTCCTTTTATGAGCCATGACCGTTATACAGACTTTGCTTCCAATAGGGAATACTTGGTTGGATTCAATGTATTCCTTTTCCAACTGTTCCTTTTCTCCATTCAATTTTTTTATCTTTAAATCAATGGCGTATCTTTTGCTTAAAAATTCTTCCTTATTCATCTTTTTTGCCATTCTAATTGATCCTAACATACTTACCTGCTATATCACAGTTTCTTAATATTTCCGCGTTGTTTTCACCAAAAGCGATGAGAATACTGCCACAGCCAGGAGAATCCCCACGAGTTCCGTCTGGACGGAAGAATCTGATTCGGTTACGCAAGAACTTCATTGCCGTTGCCTTTTCGAATATCACATCCTGAAACATCTTTGAATCACAGCGATTGAAAAGTAAAGCAATACCGTTTCCATGTTCTGCCATCCGTTTAACGAAGCATTCTATAAGAGGACGGGAATAAGGTGGGTTCAACCAAACACGTCCTTTCCATTCCTGTTTTAACCCATCGTCATTTTTATTGTACATGACATTTGCCGTTTTATAGGGGGGGGGCTAATGGGGCACATGGGTCTAAATCAAATTCACCTAATGCGTCTATAATTTCTTTCGGTGTGTACCATTCATCGGTACTATTAGACGATCTTTCAAAAGTTGTATTCATTTCTTTTATGTTTTGAGTGTTATTTATTTCTCTTTTAACGAAACATTTCTATTACCACTTTATTTTCCGAGTTTCCATCATCAGGATGTACATCAGTAAAATCAATGACAGAAAAATCATATAGATCAGGAATGTATTCAGTTTGATAATCTCCTGTATTCATTACGATATTTATTTCAGCATCCTTATTGACAACTAACATTAGTTCGTCAATCATGTCTTGGACAGTAATTATTCTTTTCATTTTTATATCAATTTTAATGTTTCCTGTAAACCTGCTTCAAGTGTTTCTTCGTAGGTATCCCATTTTCCTCCGTCATTTGTTCCTTCATAAACAGAACTAGTTATATGAGTTCCATTGTCAGCTTTAGATATTTCGTATCCATAGCCACAAGCACAGTTATATACACATATATGAATATTTTTGGTTTCACGTAACCACTTCTGGGCAACGGATTGAGTAGGGCAAGAATAAAATAATTTAGGTAAATCCTTACTAGTTCTAAATATGGTTTCCATCATTATACCCTTATGATTAATAATATCTTTGCAATACTCATTAAATCCTTTCTCTTTCAGCATCTTTGCTGTTTCTAATGTTACAAGTTCTTCGGTCATAATTTTATTCTCCTTTCAATTTCTTTATTAGCGCATCAGCGAAACCAAGGCTCCATTCTACTGTCATATTTAAACTAGCATTCATTACCTGTTCATGTGAATTGCTGCAAAATCCTTGCATGGCAGCTTTCGCTAGTTCATATCGCCTCTGTTCCCAGTCAATAGCTGAAAAATCAAGTTCGCATTCTCTGTAAACCATGTTATCACATACATATAAATAATCTTTGCTATGTTGAGAGTTGATGTTTAATTGGGGAGTTACATCTACCAAAACTCCTGTTGATTTTACTCTTGCTTTCATTGTTCCTCCTTTGTTTTAAAATGTTCAATCAGTTCGTCTACAGTAGCCTTGTGAACGGTATCCGTATTGACATCAATATGATAGTAGACCCAATAAGTAGAGAACTTGATTTCAGGACACAGAATCCATTTATCACCATCCGTAAACCATTGGTTCTTGTCTGTATCATCCCTCAATGCAGCGATAGCCAGGAATAGTTCTTCATTCGTTCCGCAATCAACACTTCCATATTTTTTCAAAGGATGCCCATTTCTTATCACATGATTCTTTTGGGATAGTAAAAAGAATATTCCATTATGACACATAATAAAATCATACTTATTATCATCATCTGCATAATATTTAGGCTTACCATGTGAATACCCCAATTCTTCCAGCCCTCTCCGAAGTTCCTGTGTATTTTTGCGTATAAAACACGGTGTTGTAAATCCCATAATTATTCCTCCTTATCTATCTTAATATCCGTTACTTTCCCACGACTGACAAAGCACTGGTCCATGTTTGGGTTTTCATAAGCTATATCGCAAATGATTTCTGAACTATCATCACACTCATTTTGTAATGAGCACTCATCACATATTCCAACGCACAATTCATGCAACACTCCGTCTATTATTATTCCGTTATTTACTTTCATAATCAAATACAATTTCTCATATACGTTTTCCTATCAATCATACCGTTTTCTGATTCTTCTACCAAGTCAAAGAATGTATTAGCATAACAAACATGCTCGTCTATCATTATACATATCCCATCAGACGGATAATATTCACATGAAACATTATCATCCCAATCTATATGTTTTTGTGCTTCTTTGGCTATATCATCACAAGCAATCATATACTCTATGTATTTATTATATGCTTTTCTTATTTTGTCAAATATATTTCCTTTCATGGTTTTCATCTATACACCCATCATCTTTTATCCATTAATTGCTTCATTTAACTTTTCCTCAAACTCCGCAATGATACAATCTGCATCACCGCCATGTACCCAATTGTCCAATACAGACGAAAGAACTTCAACTGCCTTTCTAGATGTTTCGTCAACTGCCATATTGATCGCTTGATTCACTTCCTCTAACGTAAACATACTCATAATTATTCCTCCTTCTTTTTAAGGCTTATATCAATTGACAACCTATCGACAATTTCCTCCTTAATTATCTCCCTACACAAATTTCTTATCATTAAGAAATCACCGTTTTTCTTTATCTCGTCAGAAACCATACAACGAATCCACCTCTCTATATTAACATCGTCCCCATAGGTGTTATGGAAGATACGTTTAACTTCCTCTTTCACGATTGAAACTATTATATCCTTTATATCCTCTTTAGTCAACTTTAGTTCGTTATGGATATAGTTCTTTACTTCTCTGTATCTATATTTGCTCATAATCAATTCCTCATTTTAAAACATTCAACAACTCTTTAGCTCTCTTATAGGTGTCAAAGCCCTTTACATTCACCCATTCGTATGAAATACGTTTGTCTTTTCTGACTTGTACCCAATATATTATTATGGGAATACAACCGTTGTACCCTTCTCCTCGTATGATTCTGTACCTTTCCATATTAGTCCCCTTTCTCTTTAATTCGTTCAAGTACATCCCTGTTAGCTTCGAGTATATCATCGAAAGACGGGATGGGCATCCAATAGATGGGTTTACTATTATGGCATACCCACTTCCCGTTCATTACAAAAGCTACTTCGTAATAATATCTGCCCTCGTAATTAGTCCCAACCAAAACACTTTCTAACTCTTCTGGCAACCGTTCCTTAACGCTTATCCAAGGCGATTGCTTGGACTGCCATTCGGCACCTTGTCTGAATGCCTCTTTAACTAATCTCATTTCTAAGCTATCATCGTAATGGCATTCATAACAATCTTCTGCCGCTTCACGTGCCACTTCTTCTACTGTCTGTTTCATATATCTCCTTTCCACCTATCCTAGCAGCATATACATTACTACTAGGAATAGGTAATAAATTGTTGTTTTACTCATTGCTCATTTGTTTTGAACCATTTTCCTGATGTCAGGTAAATGGTAATTATTACCAATTAAATTCTAATTGTATTATCATCAAGCTATTAATCAACCTCTATAATCTGATATCTCCCTTTTTTGATGTAAATCTTATGGTTGTAATAATCCTTGATTACTGCATATCCAGACTGGGGCCTAATATTACCTGTTAAATCTTCAACATAAGAATTTTCGCAGGCTTCCACTGTTGCGCTGCCGTAGGCTTCCACTGTTGCGCTGCCGTAGGCTTTCACTGTTGCGCTGCCGTAGGCTTTCACTGTTGCGCTGTCGTAGGCTTCCACTGTTGCGCTGCCGTAGGCTTCCACTGTTGCGCTGCCGTAGGCTTTCACTGTTGCGCTGTCGTAGGCTTCCACTGTTGCGCTGCCGCAGGCAAAAGATGTTGTTGTTACCTCATGGTATTTTTGTGTATAGATACCAGCTTCCGCTAGATCTTCTTCATCAAAATTGTCTTCTAAATATTCTGCATCTACTATTCTTGCTGTTCGTAACACCCAAGACCAGTTATCAGTAATAGCCTTAAGTATATCAGCCTTGCATTGACTCCTTAATCCCATCGCATAACCTATTTGACAGGCACCTGCTTTCTTGGCGCGCAGTAATAGTTCTTCCTTTATTTCTTCAAATGTTTTCTGTTCCATGATATTGTTTATTTTTCGTTATTTTGATATTTTGATAATTCCACGCCTCACGCATTCTTCGAGTAAATTCATATCCTCCTTTTTTATAAGAGCACCTGTATTACGATTCACGCTCACATAAGGCTCAAACCCAAGTCGTTTTGAATTAATTCCGTTTTATCTTTATGATATCAATCTTTCCTCAACACACCAACATAACATTTCATAAGATGCGTCTATTAATGAGTAGGATAAAAATTCTTGATAATAATCAAATTCGTCAGACATGGAATAACATATATGCCAACAATTGTCATTAAAATACATTGTAATCCAATAAGTATCCGTTCCTATTTTTATCTCTTTTGGCAACAATTCCAAAATGTCAAGCAAAGTAAATGCAGGGATACAATGTTCTTTTCTGAACGGTTCCTTGAAAGTTTTCCACTCTCGTAAAGATAATTGTGGTTGTTTTCCTTCTTCATAAGGATATAACATCCAAGTAATTGATGCATTACCTGTATTAACTCCAAGTTCTTGCAGGTGTTTCATTTTGTCAATAGACAGCACATTCTCCAAAATTTCCATCCGTTAAAATATTTTTAGTTTTATTTGATACGCTTGCAGTAATATATCTGTTAGTCGTTCTTATATCAGAATGACCAGCCATAGATTTTAGTTCTGCTTCTGGTATTCCCATATTAGCCCATCTTGTAATAGCTGTTCTACGTCCTGTATGTGTCTTGATGAACTGATATTTCGGCCCTTTCATAAGTACATTAGCCCGTCTTACAAATACCTGCTTGTTTATACCTGCTCTACACCCAAGGGTTGGTAGAACTTCGTTCATTGTTGTCTTTAACGAAGATTCTATATTGTATTTATCGAACGATCTAACCTCTTTTATCATTTCTATAATCTTGGAAGGTACAGGAACCTCAACGTTCTTACCTGTCTTTTTTGATATATACGAAATAACATTTCCCTCCATCATAGAATCTTTCAATCTGAAAATATCGGAATATCTCATGGCAGTATAGCATTGTATCAGAAACAATTTCTTTACAATTTTTTCCGTAACGTCAAATGGCTCAACATTCCAGAATAGTTCTATTTCTTCCTCCGTAAGAGATATATTTGAAGGAGATTTTACGTCTAGAGAGATAATATAATCATTGATATATTTACTCATCTCTTTTGATTCGGACAATATTCTTTTAAGCATTAAAAGATATGCCTTTTGAGATGATTCACTTATCTTTCTCTTTGACTTTATAACATTGATCATATCATCTATCATATCACGATTTACAGGCTTTTCAATAGATGGAACTTCCTTGAATGTAGGGATGGTATCATTAAAATCATACTCGTCATAAAGCTGATTGGTAAGATATGGCATTATATGTTTTGATAATGCTTCAAATCTTACCTTTCCGCTTCTTGTCTTTGTATTATTCAACTTTTCTATCAATACGCCTACGGTCATAATTGAAGGGCTATATTCGTTCTGAATTGTTTCAAGCCTGTTTCTTAAATCCTCAATCAGACTGTTCTGTGATTCTATAGTCTTGTTTAACCTATCTATTGTTTCAGCGAGAATCTGAATTGTTCTTTCTTTATCTTCCATGTCTTATATATTTTTATTGCAAAAATAATAAAACTGTATATTCGATAGGTTAAACAATAGTTAGCAACTCTTAAAAATGTTTACTACGCCCATTAATTTATAATCTCCCTCTTCGTTAATGATACATATAGGAGCATTATTATCAGGATTGGTATATGCCAATGTAACATAATCCCCAGGAAATACTTTCAATGCGTTAATCATCTTTTCAATGTTCAGATTGCAATCCAAACGCCCTTGACAATATCCTTCAATTCCGACATTTTCCGATATTTTATATCCTGCATCATTTGTGTATGTTATATCCATTTTATTATCTTCCTCCCTGCAAACAAAATGTGATATATTATACACATCTGACATTACCTTTATTCTTGAAAGGGAATCTATCAAGTCGTTAGTTCTTGCTTTTATAAAGTAATTAAAGTTTGATTTTATATTATTTACCAATGGCAAGTAGTTTACAAACTTAACCTCCATCAGAGTACAATTAAAGACAGACCCGAAATCCCCATAAGATATAGACATCACCCTTTCATCATCAGATACAGAAACGGTTACATTTTCTTCTGACAACATTTCAAGAAAGGATAACGCTTCCTTTACTGATGTAGGCATTACATTTATGCACAAATCCTTGGATATGTCTTGCTGACATTCTACAACATCTCTGACAAATACAATCTTATCGGACGAACATATATCAATGCAATTATTGGAACAAATAAAATTTATTCCAACCCCACTAAGACTATTAACAACGTCACTGGTATCATTAAATCCTATATTTCTTTTTAATGCTCTATATAGATCATTCCTGTTCACATTAACCCTTACTCCAGTTCCACGCTTCCCTATCTTTATATCAGGATAAGATTCTACATCTTCCGCAAAGAAAGATGCTTCACTTCCATTGTAAGAAAATATAACTTCTTCATCATATATCTTTACAGAAACAATGGAATCCCTTACTGTTTTGAGTAACTTTACAAGTCTTATCCCATCTACTGCAAACTCCTGCCCGTCATTGCAATCTGAATCAATAACGGGAATAATCAAACGCATCTCATTGAGGTTGTTGTATGAAGTAACCTCTATCGCATTCTCTGATGCTATATATTTAAAACGAAAACATTTAAGTATCGTCAAACCTGTATCGGAAAGACAGGCTTTGGCTGAGTTTAACGTTGAAAATAAAACCTTTCTATCAAAAATTATCTTATTCATGCCAATATTTTTATTATTTTTTCAAAACTTACTTTTGTAGTGCTGTTACGTAAACAGTAATCCTTAACCTGCAATGTATTCGACATTATAGGCTGACCACGCTCAATAGCGTCAAGTATATTCCACAACATTTCCTTAGACCATACGAAATATCCTCTAAAGAAATATGTAGCCATCACATCAGCCTGTTCTATTATATGATTACGGTCATGGTTACTGTCAGGCATTTTAAGTTCTATGCCATATATCTTACCGTCATGTATATAAGCAAGGTCCGGCATACTTTTCTTTGCTCCTAGAGCACGAAATTCAGCCGACTTGTTACCACTTACAGCAGGATGGAGAAGTTCGGAAAAGAACGCTACAAGCAATCCCCTGCATCCTTTACCTTCCTTCTCGTTCCTATAACTAACTACTATATCTTTCTGCATTTTCTTTTCTTCCGCAGACCGTTTTTCCTCAGCCATAATAAAAAAAATTGTATTTGGCAAAGGTATCACGAAATGGGATATATGAGAAAAATAAAAGGTTAAAGTTTGTTATCAACCATCTCAAATCCTTCACACATGTCATGTCCGCTGTTTCTTATCTTCATGGCAACGTGTTTTTCAAACCAAGGAATATAACATACGTATCCAACAAACAAACCATCTACAATAACCGTGTATCTATGCTTGCAGCGACAGCAGCAATACTCTCCGTTTCTGCAAGGCTTTGTGTTGCTATTTTGCAAGATCATCCAAAGAAATGTTTTCTGACAAGAAATCGTCCGTGCATTGTTTTACCACATCATCGAACCGCAAATCGCAATACTCGTCAATCCAGTCACCGATGAAGTATAGTTTGTTGCTTCCTGCAATAACACCAAACAGAATAGGGTCTTTTCTTTTTTCCACCTCCTCTTTTTTCTTGTCAGACGGTAAATCTGTTCCGTTATTATCAAAGTCATAGTGAAGAATAACATAGTTGTCGAATATTTCATATTTGTCTATATCCGTCTTTTTCCTAATTATGTCAAATGGTATGATTCTAGTATAGTCAGAAATATAATCAAGGCATAGATTTTTCGGACATCCTTTTGCAAACTTCATAAGATTTTCCTCTGATATAGCCTTGTATAATCCTTTGCTGAACAATATGCTTTCGTATTTGCATATCACCATGTTTCGGAACAGTTTTTCTTTCAAGGCATATTGACCTGATCTTTCAGCATAACCTAGCATCAGTATATAATCTTTTATCCTATCCCTGTATTGCTTCATTTCGTTTTCTGCCTGTATCTTCACCTCAGAAAAGAAATGTATTACGTCAAACTTGGATCTTCTGTATTCGTCTATATAATCCTTAATCTTTTTAAACCATGAGTTTTCCTTATGTTTTCTATCAAGAAGGAAGGGTCTTACTTGCTTGTGCTCCTGGTTTGTTTTTACAGAATCAAGCATTGTCGGTGAAACGGTAAGATTAAATTCCGCCACTCCTTCCTTATCATTGCTTTCCATGTACTGTTTAAGAAAATCATAAGACATTACACTTGGATTAGGATCTTTCTGCTCTATAATGGAGTATTTAGGCAGATTAAAGTCAAGCCTTATCGTTTCGTGAAACAAGGCAATTTTACCATCGTTATTAAGTAAATTTTTTCCCATGATTAAATGTTTAAATATTGTTTTATTTCTTTTTCTAACTTGTCCAATGTACTGTTTACCAATCCATCCCGCTCTTTCCCGTATAGAGGTATATCTCTTTTTATTGTAGAATGAAAACTAATTTGATTACCTAAAGGAAGATCAAAATATACGATAAAAGAAACTCTTTTATTTTTATCCTCTGAACGACCAAAAGGTAGTTGTATATTTTTGTATAATTCGATAAGTTTATCAATCAAATCTTCTTTCTTTGCATACATCTTTTCCGAGTAAGGAAACGGAGCACCTTTAGCCTTTATATTATAATCTTGTAATTCCAATGCAACACGATAAATTTTAGCTGTAAAATTTCCTTGTTTTATCTTTTTATTAAGCATTAATTTCACCTTTCTTGTACCTATGCCACACATATTTTCACGTTTCAATTTTAGCATGTCTGTCAATTTCCTGTTTTTCTCCAAGGCTTGTTTCTTTGCTTCCCTTTGTCTTTTACAATCTTCTATTACAGATACACAATCTTCTTTTATTCCGAAAACATCCATTTCGCCAAAACAAAATGTTTCGATATCTAATATTGTATTCTTTTCCATTCCAAGAAAGTCTACAAGCCTTTTATCTATGCCAAAAATATTCGTGTAATGTCTAAGATGTGACACACAAATAATATATTCAGGATTATGGGAACATTCAATCTCATCAAACACTTCCCAAGGATTAATGTTATTTTTCATAACGCAAAAGTAGATATATTTATTTCACAAAAATATTTTGCAAATGTAAATAATGTTATTTTTTGTTTCTCTGAATATACCCCCATATAAATTTGCTAGAATATCCGCATTCTTTCATGGCTTTACGAAAATCAGATTCCGTATTTCTGATATACAACTGCCGGATCGCCCAGTAAACATTATATCCTTTAAGTTCCGCATATTGGAAAAATTGCGTAGGTGTCATTTGATCGAACTTTAAATCTCCTACCAGTTCTTGCAGTTCCGCCATCCTTATTTCCTTTTCGGTAGGATATACATATCCGCAGAAAGGGCATTCCGAAGCGGTTATGGCAATATATTTACCACACTGTTTACATTCCTTTACTCCCTGTATCCCTTCACATTTCCCCTTGTTATGCCATAAAGCCCATTTACGTTCTTTCTCAAACTTGCCTAGCCGTGATATGTTACCACCGAAGTCTAGGAGAAATGCTTCTGTCTTATTTGGGTGAAGCCGTATAGCCCTGCCAGTTGCCTGGATATAAAACTGAACGGATTGTGTAGCACGGTTTAATATGCAAACCTCTATACTTGTTTCATCGTATCCCGTAGATAAGATACCACTGTTGCATATAACGGTGAATTTATCGTCATGGAAATCCTTGATAAGCTGTTCCCTGTTTCCTGTAAGATGCTTGTATCTTTCATATAATGCTAACTCATCCGGCTTATTCTTATCTATACCTGATATGAGGAATTTTGCGGGAATGCCAGCTTCATTAAATTCAGCGCACATCCTTATCGCATTTGCCTGTGTGGCATCAAAACAGATTGCTTTTTTCATCGGGCAGATACGCATATAGTTTTCAATCACCCCCTTGTACTGTACAGACTTGTTGAACACCGCACCCATCTGCCTGCTATCGAAATCACCTGTGCGATAATCGGTATTAACCTTAGACAAGTCGGGCGCATCAACCGTAAACGTTCTCAACTTGGTTATGTTTCCCCGGTCCATCATATCCTGTATCTGGGCGGTTTCTACAATCTCTTCATAGTTCATGCCAAGCTGCCTTTGGTTTCCACTTCTCATCGGGGTTCCTGTAAGACCTACTACATACTTATCATCAAGCAAACCAGATTCAAAGAGAAAGTCCGCATCAGAGGTGTGCCCTTCGTCTATTAGGCAGAGAGATACACTCTTAACCCATTCAACCCATTCGGGCTTTTCTAGCCTTCTACGGAGAGTTTGAGCCATTGCGGATACTACTAGACCTTTGGGTATGTTCCTGTGCTTAGGAGAGATATATTCAGCCTGTATGCCAACTCTTTCCAACGTTCCCCCTGTCTGTGTCATAAGTTCAGATCTGTGGGATACGATAAGCACCTTATTCCCCTTTTCTACAGCACCTTTAGCCATAAAACTCATTATGACCGTTTTGCCGTAACTTACACAGGCAGAGAATATGACGTGCTTATGATTAGTCAGGGCATTTCTCAGACGGGTTATCCCCACCTCCTGGTAATCCCTTAGCTTGATTTCGTTTGTACTCATCTTCTTGTATGATTCTTTCAAGTTCTTTTTTTAATGCAACCACAAAAGCCATGCACTCTTCTCCTTCAAACTGCTTGACAAACTGCCTGGCGGCATCTTCGTAATCAGGAACACATTCTTTTTTGAAGTATTCCTCATTGTCTTGAAGAACCATCCAATCCTCGAAGTGGTGGTTTGGTTTTTTCTTAAATATATGCAGCAAAATGGCAGTGTCACTATTTAGTTTGATTAGCTTCCTGTCGTAGTTTTCAAATTCGTCAACGTAATCCGTATTCATCTTCGTAAAACAATTTAAAGTTTCTCCATCTATGCCCGTTTTTCCCCTTACAAAAAGAACTGCATGAGCGTTGTGGCATACCTAATTTCCTCTCACAGTCACAACAGGCTTCAAAGCATAGAAATCTGTTCGTACCTTCCTCTATCGCAATGACAGCCCTTGTATTGTTTCTATGACCGAGATAAGAACCGTTTTCCTTTCGTTTATTTATGAGTTCCTTCATAAGAACTCTTTTCTTTTCACGTTCCTCATCCGACACTTCCCTTCCTTTCTTGAATCCATAATTATGACCTTTGACGAACCTTCCTTTTTCGTCACGGTAAGATATTGGATAATCTATCCATAATTCGCTAATTGCTGGCATTGAAATCTAACTTTAGTTTTACAATTTCATCACTCATTGCATGTACTCTTTTCAGCCATGCCATTTTCCATGCTTCTTTTCCTATACCATATATACGATATATATCATCTCCTGCATCATCAAATTTGATAGGAGTGCAGCTTATTGACTTACATTTCGTTCCGTCCATAAGTTCAACGTCACCTACACCCCCATTGAGCATGATAAAGTTGATATTGTTTTCTATGGCAAGATAGGGGATGATTATTTCATCCCCACGATTAGGTTTGTTGTGCTTGATTAATGTAGTCATTTACTTTACTTATTGGGTATTTTTTTGCATCACGTTCGTTGAATGAAAGATAAGCTAGAGCCATTTGTAACTTATCCTCCATCCTGTCTATATCATCTTTATAATCGCTTCTGTCAAGTTCCCAATACAAAAGCCTTGACGGATCGTTAACTGGGCGTAAATCAAACGGATCATCATCAGATTTACCGTCATATACGATATAATACATTTTATCCACATCGGGATGGGAAAGGAAATGCGACATTAGCTGCCAATAGTATTCCTCTATAGCCTGTTCCTTTGTGGCTTCTCTCAAATATTCAATCTTACTTTCAGAAGTAAAGCATTTCACTTCTGCTATATAAGATAATTTACCATTGACATCAAATCCATATCCATCGGGAGAATCTCCATATCCATCATAGATATTATCGACAAAAACAATTTCGTCAAAATCATCCGCACAGGACATTAGTCTAGAGAACGTGTTATGGTTAAAACACTCGATAGCGTCTTTTTCATGATCCTTTCCCCACTCCATATCAGAAGTGGATATATGTCGGCATGGTTTGTTTAACCTTCTCTCCCTTGCAACCTGATAAAGATAAGAGATAGCTGTATCTCCGAAAGGAACATCAACTGTCTTTCTCTTTACACCCTGTTTTTTTGCAACCTCTAGTTCGGAAGGTGTCATTTCCCTTCTCCCGGAAACCATAAGTTTTCCAATGGCGGAAGAGGTGATTTTACCACACCTCTTCATAAGCCATAGTTTTTCTTTTTCTTCTGCTTCCATTATTTCTTAGTCGCTTCGTTAAACAATTTCATAGCTTCAGCGTCCACATCATAGCTTGCCGTGATGTATCCAATGTCGCATTTTCCACTTTTCAACGCTTCCAATGCAGCCTTGAATTTATCAGAGTTGACTGTCATTTTCTCTTTCTGTGGTGGTGGTGGAACATCACGCCCTATACGTAATCCGTAAACCTTTCCTCCATCGCTTGGGTCACGTGTCAGTTCCTTGCACAATATGACACGAAAATCACGGATGGTTTCAGGATAATCAGTTTGTGCCAGCTTTGTAAGGCGTTTGCGGTTCGTACTGTTCAATAGCATAGGTTTAGGAACAAGGTCTGCTTCTTTAAAGTAAGCAATCCATGATGGTTTCTTACTACCTTGTACCTTTGCATTCTCATCCCATACGATATGGGATATTGTAGCAATAATAGACTGACCGTTAGGGAGTATTTCTACTCCCACATAATCAGATTGACTTCCAGTTCTCCAATGATGGAAAACCTGGTTTTGTTGTTCGTTTGACATATATATACAATTTAACTAGGTAAAACTACAGTTGAATTTCCCGTTTTGTCTACAATGACGCTCTTTCCGCCTATGACAGCTTCCGTCTTGTGTCCACTTGGGTATTCCGATAAGCAGGAATCATTTTCCGCTTCATACGGATATACATCCATGATGGCGGTTTCGGCTATGGATGAAATCACATAGTCTGCCATTGTGCCTTTCATTCCTTCGTCAAGTTTCTTTACAGCATCTCTCAAATCTGCTGCCTGAACAAGCATATAGCATGATGTCTTTTTCTCCGCTCCGCTTTTTTCGTCCAGAGTAATGAAGAACAGCTTACACTTAAACCAGCGGTCGGCTGCATCTTCCTCAGAGGGGAACAGTTCGCTGTAGTTGGATCGTTTAATGTCCGAAACAGTGAACTCGCCACTGATAAACGGTGTCATTTCCGATATAATACGTGCTTCCGCCTCAGTAAAGCTAAGCGCATCAACCAGGTATTGCTCACTTACTTTCTTAATCATCCCATTTTCTGCTACTTTTTCGTAGCGAATTTTACACTCAAAAAATGTTTTCATGTCTATTATTATTAACAAATTAACTTAATCAAAATTGAAATTATCCTCACCACTTGGTTCTTCGTCTGGCATATCATTACCGAAATCCATCGGAATGAACCAGTCTGAAATATAGTCTTGCATGATTTAATCCTCCTTTTGGCTACTTAGCCATTCTTTATAATCTTTCTCGTAATATTGGGGTATTATACCTTTCCTCATAAAGTCTATGTATTCTTGTACAGTACAATCATCCCAATCAACTCCGTTATCTGGTATATCTTCCGTTTCTGATGTACAAAGAGTGTATTCAAATGGATTATACCCACTGTTAAGCCCATATTCTTCAACTATCTTGATTACATTTTCATCAGTGGTTATTTGTTTGATTTCACTTTCAGCCACACACCCGGATATTTCAGAGTGCTTGCCAAGTACTTCACCGAAGTAAACACTGATTTTGTTATTCACTAAGTATTCGACATCTTCTGTGTCTGCAATAAATACTCCTTCAAGATTGCCCATTCTTCCGCAATCGAAGTCCATTTTAAATAATGCTTTCATAAATTTACTCCTGTTCTTGTTTGAAATATTCGTACTTTATCTCTCCATTTACGATCATGTCCATGATTTCTTCATCGGAAGATGTGGCTATCTTCATCATAAACTCATCTTTCTTCACCTTTTCAATATCTTCATTTTCAGTATTTCCCACCTTTTCCAACTTTTCCATCTTTTCTGCCTTTTCAGACATATAAGACACAGCATCTTTAGCTATTTTCAAGGCATAATCTGAATCGTATAAAGACATCATGGATTGAATGTATATTCCGTTAATCCTGTCAAATATTTCCTGTTGGGAAAGGCTTAGAAACTTTGCCGTATTCGCTCCCATCATCACCTTTATCTGCCAAGATGTTTTTATATTCACTACGTGAAGCCATCCCTCTTTGATAGGGCTTTTAACTATATAAAAGTCACCTACAATATATCCTTCGTCTATATCTTTCTTTTTCATAACTTGTATTTTTCCAAAGCAAGAATAATTTTATGATCTTCAAAGGCTGATTTTATTGTATCGTCAATCATTTTGTTGTGCGTTTTAGAATCTATGTCCAATTCTGAAACATTGTATCCATTGTCAATCTTGTTCTGAATACTGAAATAATAATTTCTTATTGTAAGAACGTTTTTATGTATTTCCTCTCGTGTCATTTTCGCGGCAAAAATTTATTTTTAACAAATGATAAAAGCATCACGGATATTTCATCGGCATATCTTGCAAAATCATCTTGATATTTCTCGTCAACATTGTTATCCATCCATAGGATTTGATTTTTTGCCATAGTACCTACCTTTTCAAGCGTTTCAAACATCTGTAGGCTAGAACCGGGGAGTGTTTTCTTTAGCATTTCATTCAACTCTATGGAAGAAGAATGGATAATATCAGCACAAAAAGCAATGGCGTTGACATACATCATCCAATCCATTTTCTCATCATCAGACATCTTCTTGATAATATCCATGCCCCTTACATATTTACCGTCAGGATAAGCCTTGATATATGCTTCCTGAAACTCCTTTATCTTGGCTGTTACACGAGAGCATTCAACCATACGGCCTTTCTTGATAAGATCGTTCTGCTGCTTGCGCAACTCCTTCATCTTTTCCTCTCTCTCACACTCCTGTATTAACAAATGTCTTTCCATCTTCTATTATTTTTATAAGTTCTTTAAACTGGTCCGCAATTATCTCTAGTTTTCCCTGTATCTTCTGATTCATATTCCCGTCCTTGTAGGAACTCTGAAATCCTTCATAACGTGAATCAATGCTGGAATAGCAGAATGAATCAGACGTGATGTTTACCATCGTATTGTCACCGTCTATGAACGGTTCAGGTATGTCTACTTTTATCATCATAGCAATCCGAAATAACTGTCTAGTTTATCAATCGTTTTATCTCCATCAGATAGGACATACTCAATTACTTCACGTCCTGAAAGTGTTACTCTCAGTTTGTCCACAGGCTGAACATTGGCTATACCTTTAGAGTAATTGTTATAATGAACAATCTCCCATCCTTTTATGGATGATAGCATTCTCCGTTTGCCACACAAATTTATAGCTTTTGGAGTAAATTCCTTCTCTTTCTTATCCATAATCAATCGTTTTTAAACTTTTTAAACATCTCATCTCCCAACACTCCGCTAATGAACATGGTAAGTTCTACTTCCCATTCATCTTCCTTGCCCTTCACGAACGGATAAGTAAGCTGATGCCATTCATGGTAATCAAACAGCTTCATGCGAAGCGGATAATAATCAAACATTTTCTTGTTTCCATAAAACACACGGATATGATTTTTCTTAATCTCCGTGTAAGACAAACCGTAGTAATCCAGTATCTGGTAGAATTTGTCCATGGGGGTAAAATTACATTTCATAAATTTACTTGCGTTCGTTTTTCAATTAATATACTTTTTCTTTTATCTACCAACCGCAAATACTTGCAATTGATAGAGCCTTTGTTCACTTTAGTTCCGTCCAATTTCCTAATATCA